AAATATACAAAATAGTTAATCAACCAAATGAATTAGAAAAGAAAGAAAATTATTATACTCTTTGTTTAAATAATAATATTAAAACAAATATTATAGAAGAAAATTTATCAAAAATAAATATTCAATACATACAAGGTTTATTTGACGCAGAAGGTTGTATTTTTATAAATATTGAAAAATTTTCTTTTCGTTTATCTATCTCACAAAAAAATCATCCAAACATATTAGATTCTATAAAACAATTTCTAGGATTTGGAAAGGTCTATAATTATAATTTTATTATTTATAATAAAAATGATTGTTTGAAATTTATAAATCTTATTAAAAATGGATTGATTGTTAAATATAATCAAGCGTGTGCATTTGAAAGATTCTTAACAACGAATGATAAATCGATAAAAGAAGAAATGTATAAAATTTGTAATGAAGAAAAACATAAAATAGAACATTTTACAGAAATAAATAAACAAACAGAGGGAAAGGAAGGTTATTTAGATATGATACGTTTAAGGGAATTAAAACAAAAAATAAGTAAAGAAATCATAGTAAAACAAATTTATAAGGAAAAATCAGAGAAAATGAAAGGAAATGGGAATCATAATTTTGGAAAAAAATTATCAGAAGAAACTAGAAAAAAAATGTCTACTTCTATTCGAGATTCAAAAGGTGGTGTTACAGATGATATGATTATACAAGTTAGAAATATGATTCAAGAAGAAAAAACGAATTGTGAAATAGCAGAATTATTAGATTTACCAAAATATACGATTTCAAGAATTAAAAATGGTAATATTATTTGTAGAAATGAAGATAAATTAGAAAAAAAAACATTCACACAGGAAGAAATTAATTTATCTAAAAGAAAAATTCAAATTGATGAAATATTATTTGTAATAGAAAAATGTATCGAAAATGTAAAACCTTCCATTATATTAACTACCTTAATTGATATTAGAGACAAAAATAATATAAAAAATACATTAACAATTGATATTATTAAAAATATCAAACGAAATATTCAAAAAAATAAAATACCTTTTTATCCAAGTGAATTATCTTATGAAAAATATAATGATTATAAAGAAAGAATTCAATCGTATGCAAATGAATACAACAAATGTAATGAAGATAATTTATAATATTTATTATTATAAAAATGGATATTCATCCTTGTAAACAAAAATATATTCAAATGAAAACGGAACGTAGAGAGAAAAAAAGAGCAACCAAACGAGATATAACAGGGGAGGAAGTCATTTTTATTTTTGAAAAAATATTAGAAGGCTGGAAAACAATTCGTATTTATAATACAATCATTCAACAAAATCCGGATTCTAACATTGATAAAAAAAAAGTGGAAGTCATTGCTACCGGACATTGTAAAGTATATGAAAGTGAATTATCTAAAGAAAGATATGAATATTATTTATCATTGAGAGAAAAAGTGAGAAATATTCGTACTCATAATGTAGTTGATTCTATATAAATAAAGATTAAATAAATTAGAAATAAAGACAAAACGTCATTCTATAAAATGCAAAATTTACCATATATTCCAAATCATATATGGGATATTATATTTCAATATGACGGAAGAATAAAATATATTTATAAAAAAGGAATTTTTGTAAATATTATCCATAAAAATGATATTCGATATGAAATTGTCAAAACGTTTTTAACCAAAAAAATAAAAAGAATGGAAAAAATGGAATTACTTAGAAACGGAAAGGGAGAAGAATTTTATATTGAAATTCCTTTTGAAAATAGTAAAAATATGGGATTAGTATTTGATTATTATTGGAGTTATCCTCAACAATTTGAAATATGTTATTATCATTGGAAAAATGATTATATTATTCAAACAAGAAGTTATGTAATATAAAAAGCAAGGAGGGACTTCCGTTCCCCTAGTAGAAATAAAGCAAGGAGGGGGTCTCCCGGAGGGTGGGAAGACTTCCGTCCCCCTACTAGAAAATTGATTCCAAAAATTCAAAATAACGTGAAAGAATATTCAAATACTTTCACGTTATTAAAATGAGTTCCAAGCAAACACAACAAAACAAAAGACAAAATTATCTTGTCCCCATCAAGTTCCAGTTAATGAATACTAAAAAATCAAAAACGTATCTCGTAAATACGAATTGGACAATCGAAGAATTTATTCGTTTCATGAAATACCAACTCTTTTTAGACGCGGATTATTACGGTGTTGATCTTGAAAAACAACAAACAATCGATTTTGTCCCTTGTTTTTCCAAATCTTATTTTGATTTGACATCGTTTTACTTGAATGACTATAAAAAATATGATGATCCGTTACACCTTTGCACATTCAAAACGCCCCTTTCAGGGGCAGTTATGAATGGAGAAGGGGTTACTGATTGCGCATTTGAGATGCGCAATGGTGTAAAACCATCCCCTGAATTATTCAAAGATTACTTTGACTATCATTATCCTTCTTCATTCACGATTTGTACCAAAGTATCCAATCCTTATTATCCGTATTACTATTACGCAAATTGAATATTCAGAGTCCTCAAATAAGTATGTAATCCAGCGTCTTGAATCGGTAATACATATGCGTCTTTATCCGTGTCATTATGGTGTGAATGCCATAATCCTGGTGGAGTAATAAAAATAGTTCCAGTTTCCCAGTAACATTTTACTGGTTTTTTTATTGTCCCGTCTTCGTTCAATTCTTCGCCAATCAAGGTATAAATACCTTTCTCTTCTTTTTCTTCTTTCTCTCCTTCAATTTTGGTGGGTGCCAAGATACAAAAATCCAAGGCTACCGAATTATGACGGTGCGGTTTTTGAACGGTATTTGCAGGTAATACGTTTAATAAAGACCATAAGGTATGAGTAATGGTTTTGGTAGAATATTCCGTTGCTTCATTACCCAGTAAAATACCTAGTCGATTTAGATTCAATGCTTCATTGGCTTCGCGAATATCAGCCAACGAACTCCATAATTTCTCTCTACTAAAAAAGGTAAGATGGAATTTTGGAATCTGTGAAACCACCCCTAAATATTTTAATAAAGGTTCGTCGGTTACCCAGAGAAGAACACTATCTTCAATGGCATTATGTTTCATATCAATGTTTCCCGGAACCACAAACAAATCCCCCTCTTTCCAATCAATGGTTTCACGATTCCCTTCTTCGCCATAAATGGTTGAAAATCCGTCTCCTTTCACCACGTAAAATAATTGAGAAGTGGCGTTTGCAACGGTATTGATTTTCTCTCTTTCTTGGATTTTAACAAAAGAGGAAAGGAGAGAAGGAGAGGTCGCTTCGTACTCCGTTTCTAAAAATGCGGAATTGTCAAAGGGAATGATTCGAGTTTCACCTTCTTCATACAAAGAGGAATATTGGTAGGAAATAGGGACTTTGCTTAATAATGGATTCGATGCGCTTGTATATTCATAAATACGAACACCTTGGATATTTTCAAAAGACATTTTGATTATTATATAATAGAGAGAAATATTTCTATATCGATGAATCTCAATTATTTATTTTATATTTTTTCAAAAAAAAATATAAAATTTGGGAATCATTATTTACTTTTCTATAACCCGAAGGGCCGTCATAGGTTTGCTCTCTGCTTTGCTTATGACTTTTTCAAAAGTAGTTTTGCTCCACTTTTCCTAAAAGTGGACAAGTAATCGATTCATATTACGCACTTCGGGTTTATCTGTATCTTCTGAAAACAATTTACGAATCTGTTCGTCATCACGAAATCGAACGGTATAATCTTGCTGAACATTACTACGCCCGATTCTCCCCATGGCTTGAATAATTTTCTCCTGCGTTAAATCCAAATCTTTACTTAAATATCCGTGACAAAACTGATAATTGGTTCCGTAAATATAATCACTCGAGGCAATAATCATATATAATTTCTGTTCATCGGCCAACCGTTTCATAATTTCAATGTATCGGCCATTTCTTTTTTCTCCGGATTCCAAGTTCCCGTTTCCGTTTGCAGAATTTGTATTCGTATTACTAAATACGCCGATTCCCATCATCAATAATATTTTCCAATTATCTTCCACCCCATTCAAAAGCATAATCTCATTAATCGTATCTTCTTCAATATGACTAGTAAATGCATTCTTCACATTCATTTCTTCGGCCCATTTTTTCAAATGATGGATTTTATTTGGAACAAAGGTATCATTTAAACAAACGCTACGGATCATATTTTTCAAGGAATTGATTTGTTCTTTCATTTGGTTCATCTTATTCGCTCCACCAAAAGAATTTGTGGAGGAAGAAGAAGAAGACCCACCCTCTTTACTCGATTCACGACTTTCTTTTTTCAATTTATGTCCGTCTTTGGAAGCCAACGAAGAACTCGAATTGCTTTTCTCCGTCATAAATTCTAATTCCCGCTCCAATTCATCGATTTTCTCATTCAATGAATTATTGAATTCTATTTTTTTCATAATTTCATCCATGACTAAGTTCGGAATATTGGCTTGCTGGATATAGAATTTAGCGATTTTTTCCACATCATTCGTCAAAAAGATGGTAGGACCATCGGTCAATGTATAAGCATCTTTCGTTGTTACATAAACCGCACAATTACCTCCTCCATTAGCAATACCAGAAGATGTTATTGGCGGCTGTTTTGTCAATTCACCGGAATACGTATTATGCAATTTCATAAACGAAGTATCACTATTGGAACGAATAATTGACTCACTCGTAGTCTTATTCATACTACTTAAACTGGAACCAATACTCGCACTTTTTTGAGGAATTCGATTTCCCTTGGCATCCACATAATGATTTGGAAGAATACGTTGGATTCGATTGATTTTCAAGTAAGTTACAATAGCACCCCAGGTACATCCTTTGATATTTTTCAATAATTTCAAATAATACAACTTGATGTTTTTCATGGTCAAATCGTCCAAGGTTTCAAAATTCAAGTAAATCAACATTTTTGCATTAATAAAATTATTTTTAATGGCCACATAACTGATAAAATCAACGACTTCTTTCAAATCAAAATAACGTAGAAGCGTCAAATAATTCTCGCAATTGGTGGCGATTTGTTTGACTTCTTCATATTCTTCACTCATAAAATGCGGTAGAATCACATATCCATTATTATTCACAATCGGAATCGACTTCTTACAATCATGACTCACGATGTTATGAACTTGGGTATCCGGGAATTTCTCTTTGAAATCAGCAATGACCTCCGTCAATTCGTGTAATTTCGGTAACGTAGCCGAAGAAAGAACCATATTTGGAATCAAATTCTCTTTCCAGTTCTTATGAATAATTTCGTGAATTTCGTGATGTTCGTAATCCATCGTAATGGTCGGTTCATCCCAGTAAGTAATGATATTATGTTTTTCATTGAAAGAACACATATAATACATGGCAGGTAAATACGACTTGATATCACAAATAATGATTTCCACTTTTTCACCGACACTATTATCTACTTTACGGATTCCACCGGTACGCCAATCTTTGGTATAATCTTTCGCCGCAAAATAATGAAGACGAATGTCTTCCGCGGATCCACATCCAAAGGCAAATGCAATTTTCTTATTCATTGAAATGGCGGAACGGGCCAAAGAAATACCTACATGTCTTGCCGCACAAACAAAGATGATTTTATGGCTTTCTGAAAGGGCAATCGGTGTCAGCGTTTTTCCGGTACCGGTAGGTGCAATATAAAGAACTAGGTTTTCTTGTGAACGATTCGATGGTTGATTGAAAACAGTAAATATTTCCTTTTGATGTTCATACAAGGTCATATCCGTATATTTCAAAAGATTTGTATTTTTCTCAATGTATTCAACGGCGTTTTCCAAGATAATAAAGATTTTGATTTTTTCTTCATAATAAGTGAGTATGAATTGAATAATTTTTAAAATATGTCGATTTAAATGTTGAATATTATTTTGGATGAGTTTATAAAGAGTAAAATAATAGAATTCAAATTGATGTGGAAGTTGTTGGATTTTATTTTGTAGTTGGTGCTTTTTTTTCAGTTCTTTTTTTTCATTTTTTTCGATTTTTTCATTTTTTTGACAAAAAGATAATAACTTTTCTAAATGATCTATCAATACGTTTTCATAAATATCTTCCTTGGAAAGACTTTCTTCCGTATTTTTCTGTAATCTTATGGAATCCGCTTTTTTAATGGTTATATTGCTGTTTATATTTAATTTTTTATATTCTGCAACTAATTCTGGTTCTTGAATAATCCCTTCTATTTTCTTCAAGAAATATTTATTGTATAGATAATCTTCCATGGATTCTGTATATTCGATTTTCAAGAATCCAAAGAGAGAAAGATGGTGATTTACTCGAAGATTTACTTGACGATATCCGTCAATAATCAATTGAAGTACTTTTTTTTCTTCTGGAGAAATGGTGATTTCAATGGATTCCCATTCGGCTTTGGTTAATTTGCGTTGATTTAAATCCATTTTAATAAAGAGTTTTTAATAAAGTTAATAGAAACAATGTATTATAAATACATCATTTTGTTTTTAAATCAATTTTTTTTAAGGGAACCCTCACGGAACCTATGGTTCCGTAGAGGGTCCCTTAAAATTGAAATATTTTTTTGTCTTTTTAAAAAAGAATATAAAATTAAATTCATATAAATAATACAAAATCAAAGAAATGTCTAATAACCAAGAACAACAAGAAGAATACTCTTTATACTTTGACGGTTGCTGTAAAGGAAATCCAGGTCCCGCCGGTGCCGGGTTCGTTCTTTATCAAGGATCCAGAGAAATTGTCTCAAAAAGCGAATTTATTGGCGACAACGAGACCAACAATGTGGCAGAATATCACGCACTTGTGATCGGATTAAAAAAAGCATTATCTTACGGTGTTCGCAGATTAACTGTATACGGAGATAGTTTACTAGTCATTAAACAAGTGACTGGTAAATATAAAGTCAATTCTCATAACTTGAAACAATATTACGATTATGCGATTGAATTGGCCAAACAATTTGAAACCATTCGTTTTGAACACGTCCTTCGAGAGAAAAACAAACGCGCGGATGAATTGGCGAATTTGTCCGTTTCCACTTTATCCACTTTTTAGAAAATCCACTTTTTAGAAAATCCACTTTTTAGAAAAAAGTGGAGCAAAAAATTCGGGAAAAAAGTGAAGCAAAAAATTCGGGAAAAAAGTGGAGCAAAAAACCTAGTCAAAAATATATAGATTTTTTGCTCCACTTTTTTTTAAAAAGTGGATAAAAAAGTGGATAAAAAAGTGGATTTTTATTTTATTCATCTATTGTAATGAGTAATAAAAGTATTTTTGATTATCTTCGTTATGCTAGAGATGAAAATTTAGATTTGGAGGGAGCAAGATTACAAAGATTACCCGATAATATTGGTGAATTAAATAATACAGACATTACATCTATCAATGTAAGTAACAATCGATTGACTTTTTTACCCGACAGTATTGGAAATTTACGAAAATTAGAACAATTGTATGTAAGTGGGAATCTGTTAGTTTCTTTACCTGAATCTATTGGAAATTTGATCCATTTAAATTTTTTGGCGTTCGATCGTAATCAAATTGTTTCGATTCCAGAAAGTATTGGAAATTTAGGAGAATTAAAAACATTATTTATGAATAACAATCAAATCGTTTCGATCCCAGAAAGTATTGCCAATTCATCCTTTTTGGAAAAAATAAATTCAGAACATAATCGTTTGGCTTCCTTACCTGAAAGTATTGGATATTTACAATATCTGGAAATACTTGAATTAGGTTCGAATATGCTGACTTCTTTACCTGAAAGTATTGGTAATTTACAAAATTTAGAATATTTAGATTTAAAAGATAATCAGATAACTTCTTTACCTGAAAGTATTAGTAATTTACAAAAATTATACACATTAAATCTAAGTGGAAATCCAAGCCTAACTCATTTACCTGAAAGTATCGTGAATTTTACTGAAGACATTGAAATCGATATTCAAGGTACTGGAATTACGACTTTACCTGCAAATTTACCGGGTAATATTACCATTCTAGGAATGGAACAAATTGTTCAACAATTATTTGAAAGTAATGTCGATTGTGAAGGGCAAGATGACCCCGTAAGTTTGGAACCGATTCCAAAAGGGCGCGGTTTTCGATTAGAAGCGGATCAAAAATGTTATGATGCTGATGTGATAAGGCAATTAACAAAAAATGAAAGCCCCTTAACAAGAGCGCGTTTTACTGAGAAGGATTTACAACGAAAACGAAGTATTCCTCTCTTTCAAGGGGGTAAAAGAACAAGGAAACTCAGGAAATCTAGAAAAACTAAAAAAGTTCGAAAATCAAAGAAGGCTAAGAAAGCCAAGAAAACTAAGAAAGTCCGAAAATCGAGGAGGAGTTAAATTCTTCTTCTTCGATTTGTTTTTCTTGATTTTCTTGTTTTTCTTGTTTTTCTTTTAATTTTATTTTTTTTAATTGTAGTCTTTTTAATTCTTTTACGTCTTCTACCACCTTGTTGAGCATTATAAATTTTCAATATGTGTTCATTTCCATTAAACAAAGGTCCGCCTCTAGAATTTTCTAACGCTTTTTCTTTAAACGCCCATACATCTGTACACGCATACCCTAGATTAGAACGACAAATTGGGCATAAAATTTTTCCATTTGTGCTTTCACAGTAGTCGTGTAAACAATCATTATGAAAATTATGATTACATACGGTCTTGTAAATTGCTTTCGTTGTTCCATATTCTTCGTGGCATATAGGACATATATCACTTTGATTATATTGAGTGGTATCTATCCAAGGCATATTTATATATAAATATATTTAATAAATTTTTCTAGATTTTTTTGTTTTTTTTGTTTTTTTTGTTTTTTTTGTTTTTCTTGTTTTTCTTGTTTTTCTTGTTTTTCTTGTTTTTCTTGTTTTTCTTGTTTTTCTTGTTTTTCTTGTTTTTCTTGTCTTTCTAGTTTTTCTTGCCTTCCTGGATTTTTTTATTTTACCACCCCAAACTCCTAAATTATTTGTATTTTCACCTGTTCTTTGATTTATTTTTTTTTTTACATTATATCCTCGATTTATTAACGCATTTAATTTACCTTGTAGAATAGGTCCTTCTTCTAATTCAGATTTGCCAGTATATATGGTATTTGGACCAGTATCCGAATCTAATTTTTCCCATTCATCATGAGGAATCAATTCTTTATTTGCTTTTCTTTGATTCATTGCATCGTTTCTATTTTCTTGAAATTGATATTTATATTGTTTTTTAAAACGATCGTTTCTTATTTTTTCCATTGTTTCTTCCTCCTCATTCAAAGGTTTTATTTCTCTTTCTTCATATTCCGAAACAGGATTAAATGTTATATTTCTCTCCATCTATAAAATAGATAAATATTAATTTTTCTACTTATCCACTTTTTGGAAAAGTGGCGCAAATCCACTTTTAAAAAAAGTGGAGCAAAAATTGATGCAGAAAAACTAGACAAATTTATTTCGTTTTACACACTGGATTTTTGCTCCACTTTTTCTTACTTCGTTGTAAAAAGTGGAAGGATTAGTATTCCAAGAGAGAAATTCCAAACGTCTTATTCGCCTTATATTTCAATAAATCCACTTCTTTATTTGTCGTTGGAAATTCCTTGATTCCATAAATGTCTTGTAAAAGCAACCATTCAAATATTCCGCCCAAGTATAAGTGTACATTGAAAAACCCCAAAGAAATCAATTGCGAATATTTTTGATAGATTTTTTCGTCGTTTGTATTTCTTCCGTAAATAATAATGGAAATGTCTTTTCTCCCTTTTTGTAAAAGCCGATTAATGACCGTTTCTTCTTGTTCTGCGGGCAACGTATTCGGTAATAAACACTTCTGTTCTTTTTCCGAAAGCGTATTGATGAATAAAAACTGTTCAGGATTTCGAATCGCATATTGAATGTCTTCGAAACTGATTTTTTGATATGTTGTTTGTAAGGAAGGTATATTTCCCATCGTTTATTCAAGAAAAAGATTTAAAAATACAATATATTTAAATCTTCGAACTATTTTTAAATCCTTTTTTAAGGGAACCTACGGTTCCCCTATGACCCCTCCCTTTTACTTTCGGTGGGTGGAACATATAATTATAAAAAAAACTCAATTGCAATTTGTAAAATAATTTTATATTTAGGAAATATATAATGCCAACCAAAAGATGTCGTAAAGGATCCCGCAAATGCTTCAACGGCAGATGCGTAAAAACAATATCAAAATCAATCAACCCAAAACGATGCAAAAAAGGAACAAGAAAATGCACTGATCGTAAATGTCACCGAATTATTAAGAAATATTCTTACCGATTACGTAACCGTCGTACTTAATTATATCCACTTATCCACTTTTGAAAAAGTGGAGCAAAACTTATTGTGTTTTGCTGATGATCAATCAGGAACAAAATACTCTATTTTTACTTTATTTTTAAAGAAAGTAAAAATATAGACCTTATTATATAAGGGTTTTGTTCCTGAACGATTAGAAACAAATATTCATATAATATTTTTGCTTTTATTTTTTGTTTTTAAAAATAAAAGCAAAAATTTATCGTCTTTTGCAAGGAGGGGGTCGTAGGGGGGACGTATGTCCCCCTACTAGTGGAATTGTACCACAATTTCCACTTTTTCCTTCTTGATGCTCTTTGTCGCCGAAATCGACAACTCTTCCCGCTTCTTTCTCGTCTTGGAATTATCACTTCCAACCACCAATTCCTTTTTCTTTGACGTACTATTTCGACTATTCATATCATTTTCAATCATCTCGTAATTTTCTTCGATGTAATCGATGACCTTATTCTCTAGCGCCCACTTGAAAAAATTCAATTGGCCAATGGTCGTTTCAATAAATGATTCCGTTTTATAAGGGATACTGATCCGTTCCCATCGACAAAACGGGTCAAAACGACGTTTGCTGTATGCTTTTAATTTCAATTTGTAATCAATGTAGACCTTAAATCGTCTCATGTGTCCAAATTCATCTTTCACTGTATATAAAGTAAAATATTTCTTGGCGTAATTGGTTGCAAACCAATCGACAATACGGAGAGAAATATTGGATTCACCCGTGATTATTTTTAACATACGGCTTAAAATATCCTCGTTTTTATAAAAATCCATTAAATTATTCATTAATAAATCATTTTGAGTTGTATAAGTATTCATATTTCAATTTCTTTTATTCGAATATATCCAAAGTATTTAAATGGTTATTTGTTTTATTTTATATTGTAACCTTATTTTGATGAATTCTTTATTCTTTGAATAAATTCGTTCCTTGCGGTTGTAAAAAATCATTTTGAACGGTGATGTCATTCACATAATCGCTATTGGTTAAAAAAGGATTCATACTTACATTGGCAAACATTTGACGTTCAGACAATTTCTTATCCGTATCTTCTCTCTTATTCACTTGTCGAAAACCTTCATTTTGTGTTTGTATTCCTTGTTGATTCAACATATCCCATGTATATTCGTCATGGTTCAAAGCAACATTAAAAGCATTATTCGCATGTTTTTCTAATTGAGTATCGTCTAATACTTTGTTATCATAAAATTGTGTCTCGTTTAAATCGTGTGATTGACTTTCGCTAAGACTTTCGCCTTGGTTCTGATAAGTCCTTCGACGACTTCTCTCATAAGGTTCTCCTTGGGTCCATTTCCAATGTATCATTCTTATATTACCTTGTACAAAAAGAAAATAGTAAGGGAACCTACGGTTCCCCTATGACCCCTCCCTCTAAGGGGAACCTAAGGTTCCCCTTTGACCCCTCCTCTTAATACATTTTTGGCGCGCGAGTTTCTACAAAGTAGTAGACAATAATATTCTGCTTTGCAAAATATGATTGTAGAAATTGTTGTAAAGCCCCGCGCCAAGTTAACAAGGTAAAAAGCAAGGTGGGGGTCTACCGTAGGCAAGGGGGGACTTCCGTCCCCCTACCTGGTGAACATCTCTCTCGAATGCCTGGTCAATATCCATTTTATACAAACAAACACTCGTAACCAAAAGAAAAACAAGACAAAGATTAAAGAACCATTTGGAAAAAAAGACATACCATTCTTGCGAATCTTTGGTAGAATGATTCCAAACATATTTCAAAGAGAGAACAACCAAAGTACAAAAAATAATATTAGGAATATAATGATCCGTATTCTCTAAACCTTCTTCGGGTCGATACTTGGTACAAAACATAATATCACAAATATCCGGTCCCATATTTTTCACAAATTCCCGATGATGAATTTCGTGAACATGATTCACGTGGAAAATCGAATAATTTATATTATGAATGGTTGTATAAAAAAGATAATAATAAATAACGATCCAATCATCAATCAAGGAGAGAAGAGAAGACCAATCAGGAAACCAGTCTAAAACATAATATTTGAAAGGAATGATTCCAGCAATCGAAACAAATTCTAAAAGGATTTGAATGATATGATTAAAAGGAAGATTGAATCGATGATGATAATCATGAATAATATTATGAGGATACGAATGTTCAAAATGATGCCAGTAATGTATTAAATGGGAAGACACCATACCAATGATAAAAGTGATTAAAATGATGGGACGAAAATCACATAAAACAAGGAGAGAAAGAAGTAATACAATCCAAGATTTATAATTCATTGCGATTGAGTTGAAAATATAAAAAAAATAAGGATAGATACATTCCAACATTTTTATAAAAAATATATATTTTATATATAATTTGAATACATTATTTAAATGGAAAATCCAACTTATATAAGAACTTTGATATTTGTCATATCCATAATAATAATATAAAATATTTTCAATGCAATAAAGGACCATAAATTAATCAACAATTCCAATTGTTTTTCATATTCGTGGTCACATTCATAAACGATTCCCATCTCCTTAAATGATTTCTGTCTTTCTTCTACCAAACTATTATCTAAATACTTTTTCTCCAACATGGTTAAAGGACAATCATGTATAAAAACAATCGACATACAATCCAAAATAATCATATTGAGTAAAACGGACAAATAAAAAATGCGATTACTAAAAAAGAAAACAAAACATCCCACGGCGATGATGATATTATGAATGAATAAATAATAATGACCGATTGTTTTTTTTAAAAAAGGAGAGAAAGATTTGGCATATTCACGAATGATATTTCTTGGAAGTATGTTTTTTTCTTCTGTGTTTTGTTTTTCTTCTTCCATGAATGAAATTATTTATCTATTGGGATATATTTTTTTCTCGTTTTTTCCTCTCTCTTTTTTCTTGTTTTTCTTGTTTCTCCTGTTTTTCTTCTTTCATTCCTTTTTCATATAAAAAGTCCAATTCTTTTACAAAAAGATCATTGATTTGATTGACCTTGTGATTTAATTTATAAATGGTATATCCCATCATCGTTAAATAAACAAAAATAAAAATAAAAAGAATGATTAAAATACAAATAAAACGACCATCCATTTTTCTTTATATTTTGAAAGAAATAAATTCGCCTTTTTTTCGGTACTAGGAATCATTCTCTCTTTTGACAATTTTCAATTGTTTGGTGAATAAAAATCCCTCTTTGGATTGACATCTTCTTTTCAAATTGCATTCTAAACAGGCGAGAACGATATTGTCGGTATTATGTCCTAAATCATTATTGATTCGGTCGAGCGTCCATTGTTTACCTTCCCTCACTTTTTCATATAAAACAAACATTTCTGTAAAACAATAAAAGCATTTGGCTTCGGTTTCCAAAAGGGAAGAGAGAACATCTGAATATTTTGCGATTTTGGATGGTTCATAGACTTTCTTTTCCAAGTCTTGGTGTTTGTAACTGGCGATTTTTCTCTCGATTTGTTGAATGACTAATGGATGGATTGATTGTTTTGGGTTTTCTTGTTTTTCTTTTATTTCTTTCAAGACTTTCATTTGATTTTCATAGGTGTAATCTTCGATCGGAATATTCCATTTTTCGGTTTCCTTTCTTTTTTTATCTTTTTCTTTTCCAGTTTTTGTTGCTTTTTTCATTTGATATCGATTGTTGATTCCTTGAAGTATGATTTTCTTTTCTTCTATATTTTCCATGATGAATAAATTATAAATATATTAAATTATATTATTGAAACAAGTTAAATCTAATTTCTTATATTTTAATATAAGAAACGATTTAAAATGGAATTAATCATTGAAGAAAAGAATGAAACAAATGAAAATATAAACAACCAAATCGATGAAAATTTAAAAAATAACAATATACCCCTTTCTTCACTCTCCCTTCGGGATAGTGAACAAGGTGTTGCTGATTGCACATCTGAAGTGTGCGATGGTATAAAAACAAAAGAAAATAATAAGGGGACAGAAGAATGTATGGAACTAAAAAACATCAAATATAAAACCATGTTAATGAAAGGGGTTGCCTTAAAAGATACTTCATCTTCGAATGATCTAACAAATTTGGACAAATTTCTTGATAATGAAAAAACGAATAATAAAAACGACCAATGGTGTAAATTGGATAAAACGGTAAAAACCCAGAAACTATTAGCGTTTGCAGAAGCGTATAAAAAAGAAAATGAATTGGATGAAGAAGAATCGCAAATTCTAATTAAATTTTTCAAGGAGTGTTTGGATAAAAAGAAATTAGCGCGTGTAAAAGACGTGATTTATGATAAGGTAAGCGGAGAAATCAAAGAAATACCTGCACTTTTACATACAAAAAAACATTTTACGCTTAAAAATATGGAAAAACGTGTTTCAACCATGAAGAGTTTAACTCCGAAAAAAATCAATAAAACAACCAAAACGTTGAAAGAGAGAGATTCAAAGAGTGAAGAAGAATAGAAGAGAAGGAAAAAAGATGAATCAAAGAACAGAAGGAAAAAAGATGAATCAAAGAACAGAAGGAAAAAAGATGAATCAAAGAACAGAAGGAAAAAAGATGAATCAAAGAACAGAAGGAAAAAAGATGAATAAAGTAAAACGTAATAAACATAATAAGTTATATTTATTATGTTTACCCAAATATGTTCTTTATGTGGAAATTCAAGTGAATATAAAGATGAAAATGATTCTGATTCGGAATACTTTGAAGAAGAAGAAGAAGAAGAAGAATCACTCCTATTCAATGAGCAAACCACCCAAGATTTCATTGAAAACACGCTTATCTTAATGAACCAATTTATCGAAGACAATCCCAAACTTATCAGTGAACCTACTTTTCATGAAAACTTTGAATACGAAATTCGCGAACTCATTTTTGCTTCTCTCGAATCCTTGAAAGAAAAACCCGAACTTTGGTATGAATGGAATCAACTTGATGAGAAATTCAAGGAAGAAATCGATATACTTTTAGAAACTGTTTTTGAAGTTTTTTTTGAAACCCTTTATCCACCGCGTTCCTATGAACGAAGCCTGATTCTCCAAAAGATAACCCCAGAACAAAAAGAGATACTCGAGAGAAAAATAGAGGTTTTAAAAGCGAAACCGCAGCCAACCCAAAGAACCAAAGAATGGTACGAGTTCCGTTATCAACTGATTACAGCAAGTAATGCATACAAAGCATTTGATAGTCAAGCAAACCAAAATCAATTGATTTACGAAAAATGTCATCCTTTAACCACCAATTTTGAAACAGTTGGACAGATTAATGTAAACACAACATTACATTGGGGACAAATGTGTGAACCACTTTCTGTTCTATTTTACGAGAGAGAATACAAAACGAAAGTGGATGATTTTGGTTGTATTCAACATGAGACCTATTCCTTCTTAGGTGCTTCTCCGGACGGTATCAATGTCGACCCGACCAATCATCGTTATGGACGTATGTTGGAAATCAAAAATATCGTCAATCGAGAGATTGACGGGATTCCAAAAAAAGAATATTGGATTCAAATGCAATTACAAATGGAGACGTGCGATTTGGATGAATGCGATTTTTTAGAGACAAAATTTGTACGATATGATTGTGAAGCGGATTATTTCGAAGATGAAACCAATGAAAAATGTACGATCTTATACTTTGCCAATAGCGAAGGAAATCCAAAATATATATATCAACCTTTGGAGTTTTTACGTTGTTCGAAAAAAGAGGTTGAAAAATGGTTCGACCAACAAAAAGAAGAGGCCGAGAAAAATGGTCTCACCTGGATTGCAAATATTTATTTGAAATTGGAAATCATGAGTTGTGTTTTAGTTACAAGAAATCGACGTTGGTTTCAAGATAATGTTCACGATTTAGAAAGAATTTGGCAGGTCATTGAAAAAGAGAGAGAAACCGGATATGAACATCGTGCACCTAAAAAACGTTCGCTTTCTATTACGGAACCAAATATAAAAAAAGAATCGGGTTGTTTAATCAAGATAAACAAGGACACTGGAAAAACAAGTATTGCATAGAAATCGTATAAAAATCGTATAAAAATACTACAAGGAATTTTTGGCTCTACCTTTTTCCAAAAGGTAGACGAAAAGGTACATTAGTATAAAATATTCGTCGTCAAATTCTTAAAAGTCAACATATTTGGTGCGGTATTAAAATAATTCACTCGTGTTCCATTACAACTTTGTGTCACCGGAGGAAGAACATGTGCTTCATTCAATTGTGGTTGAAATTCTTTATACAATGTGCCACAAAATTCAGCAGGCATACATTGACCTACATCTGGATTATTCGGATATTTCAAATTATTGGTAATTTGTTCATAAGAACCCACCTTGAAAACTGGATAATGCCACCACATCATTTGTTCTTGATAACTTGAAACGTTTTTATTATTAGTACTTGGAAAACTGTCACTTAGTAATCTACCGTCTTCTGAGGAAGGATAATATCCATAGGTATGACTTTGATGAACTTTTTTATTACTTGCTCCATTGATATTATTATTTTCATTGTTTTTATAGTTATTCTCATCATTCTTATAAGGAGAAATAGATTCTCCTAAATTCGTGTAAGATTCCCCGATTTTTATTTTAGATAAAAAAATACTACTAGAAAGCATTGGAACAAATACCACTAGTAATAAAAGAATCAATAAATAAAAAAAAATATAAGTAATTTTAGACTTGAACATTCTATCTTATAACTTATTATATATTAGACGGACAAAAAAGAAAAAGAAAGCAAAATTAACAAGTATTATTTTCTGTAAAATCTGTATGACTACCTAAAAATAAATGCTTTAATCCTGATATACAAATAATTTGTTTACCCGTTTCTTTTACATAATATGAAAATAAACGTTCGTGATAATGAGCAAAAAAATTGGGGTCGGCCGTTTTCAACATATGACAATCTGGATAATACCAATCCACAAAATCATCGACAATCTTTCTACGTATACATTGATTCGTAGTAGGCATCCAATAATAATTTTTATCCATTGGTAAGGTCATCTTTTTTTGATGGATAAAAGGTTCCAAAATATCTCTTTTGGTTACCCATTCTAAACAAATATCTGAAAACATAAAACTAATGACATCTACATGATTATTTTCACATACTTGATTCAAAGAAAGAATGAAGAAATCTTCTAAGATAACATCGTATTCTAATAAACACAAATATTCCTTGTCTCTAAATAAATTGTTTTTAGAAATGCAATACCATGCAGTTAATGTTAATAATTCCTTTTCATTTTCAATGTTATTCTCATAATCTCTGGCAAAGATTATTTTTGGATGATTCTTGTATTTTTCTTTGATTTCATTGAATCCAACGATCATGAAATATACATTGTCTAGATAGATTTTATCAATCACTTTTTCAATACTTTCGTCATTATGACAAATAAATATAATGGCATTATTCATCTTTATTTTTATAATTATCTTTATCTTTATCTTTATATTTATATCAAAATGTATATTTTTGAAAAAGTGGAGTAAAACTTAATAGTTATAGAGGAAGGTTTTTGGCGCGCAAGTTTTGACAAAAAAAAAGACAATAATATTGTGCTACGCTAAGCGTAGCAATAGTATCGTTGTAAAAAATGGTTGTAGAAATCCGCACCGAGTGAAACAAGTAAAAAAGCCCAAATTTTCACAGATTTTTTGCTCCACTTTTTCTAAAAGTGGAAAAAGGACTTAAAATCAAGTTCCAATAATATAATAATATATTATTGGAAGAAAGAATGGAACAAAACAAAGAAAATGAAATGCGTGTTACAAAGCGTAATGGAGAGTTAGAAGACATTGCATTTGATAAAATTTTGACCCGTGTTAAAAATGTAGGTCAAGAAGCCGACATTCATATTAATTATACTTCTTTAGCAATGAAAGTGATTGACCAATTATACGATACCATTAAAACAACGCTTATTGATGAATTAGCGGCAGAACAATGTGCCTCTTTATCGACGAATCATCCAGATTATGGAATTTTAGCCTCGCGTATTATTATTTCCAACCATCAAAAAAACACATCTTCTTCTTTTTCTCAAGTAATGAGCGAATTATACCATTATCAAAACATGCACGGAAAACATTCACCCATTTTATCTACCACTTTTTGGGAATTTGTATCTTCCAACTCCGAAGAATTGGATCAAATGATTGTGAATGAACGAGATTATTTAATTGATTATTTCGGTTTTAAAACAATTGAACGCGCCTATCTCTTACGTATTGACGGCAGAATTGTTGAAAGAATTCAACATATGTGGTTACGTGTTTCGTGTGCTATTCATTTAGGAAATCTAACGGGGATCAAAGAAACCTATGACTATATGTCTCAAAAGTATTTTACTCATGCGACACCGACTCTTTTCAATGCAGGAATGCCTCAACAACAGATGAGTTCTTGTTATTTAATTGCCATGGAGGACGATAGTGTAGATGGAATTTATAATACGTTGAAGGACTGCGCTCTGATCTCAAAATATTCAGGTGGAATCGGGATTCATATTCATAATGTCAGAGCGAAAGGATCGCCTATTTATGGTACCAATGGGAAAACGGACGGTATTGTTCCAATGTTACGTGTTTTCAATAGTACGGCCAGATATATTAATCAATGCGGAAAAAGAAACGGTTCCATTGCCGTTTATTTGGAACCTTGGCATGCCGACATTGAGGATTTCTTGGAACTACGTAAAAATCACGGGGACGAAGAATTAAAAGCACGTGACCTTTTTTACGCCTTATGGATAAACGATCTTTTTATGGAACGTATCAAATCCAATGGTAAATGGTCCTTAATGTGTCCCAATGAATGTAAAGGATTAGCGGATGTATATGGAGCAGAGTTTAATGAATTGTATGAAAAATACGAATCCGAAGGAAAAGTACGTAAGACAGTGAATGCACGTGATTTATGGTTTCAAATATTAGACGCACAAATGGAAACGGGTACACCCTATTTATTATTTAAGGATGCATGTAATCGAAAATCAAATCAACAAAATTTGGGCACCATTAAGTCGTCAAATTTATGTGTTGCCCCAGAAACGTTAATATTAACCGACCAAGGACATAAAGAAATACAGAGTTTAGCAGGACAGAAAGTGAATGTATGGAATGGAGAAGAATTTAGTGAAGTAACAGTTTTTAAAACTGGTGAAAAACAGACATTAGTTGAGGTAGAAACAAGTGATGGATGTAAACTACATTGTACACCTTATCATAAATTTTATATACAAAATACATATTCTAAGAAAAATATTGAAGTCGTAGAAGCGAAAGATTTAAATCCAAAAGATAAAATTATTAAATGTAATTATCCAGTGATTGATGGAAAAGAAGAATTCAAATATGCTTACACCCACGGATTTTTTTGTGGGGATGGAACTTATAATAAAAGTAAACTTACTAAAACCAAATGTCAATTTAAAGCATTAAATGGAACCTCTTATTGTAAAAGACATCATTATTATGAATCCAAGAATGAAGATAAAGAAGAAAAAGAAGAAGAAGAAAAAGAAGAAGAACAACTTTTATGTCAAGCGATATCTTATCAAGATAAACCAGTTGCTTCGCTTTATGGTGAAAAAAAACAATTATTAGAGCATTTAGAATATCGAAGTGTAGGATTCGAAGATTCACAGAATCGATTAAATGTAAGTTTACCCATTGATTTAGAAGTAAAATTTACAGTTCCAATGAATAGTTCATTAAAAACAAAATTAGAATGGTTTTCGGGATACTGTGATGCGGACGGTTGTATTGCAAGAAATGGTACAAATGAACAATTACAGATTTCAAGTATCAATCCTTCTTTTTTAAAGAATGTACATTTGATGTTACAAACGTGTGGTGTCCAATCAAAGATTTCATTAATGAAAGCAAGTGGTGAAAGATTAATGCCAGATTCAAATCGAGAACTTAAACTCTATCATTGTTTAGAAATATATCGTTTAATGATTACATCGGTTGAATTGCAAAAATTGGTTTCATTCGGATTTTCACCCAAAAGATTGAAAATTACACAAAGAATACCCAATAGAAACGCAACACAATTTGTCAGTATTGTATCTGTGAAAAATAATGGACGCGAAGACGACACCTATTGTTTTACAGAACCAAAAAAACATATGGGTATTTTTAATGGTATTATCACTGGACAATGCAGTGAAATTTTAGAATACTCAGACGATAAAGAGACTGCCGTATGTAATTTGGCGAGTGTTGCTTTACCAACTTTTGTAAATCTAGAAACAAAGACTTTCGATTATGCATCTCTACATAAAGTGGTGAAAGTGGTAACACGTAATTTGAATAATGTGATTGATATCAACTTTTATCCAACCGAAAAAACAAGGCGTAGTAATATGAGACATCGTCCAATTGGAGTGGGTGTTCAAGGATTATCCGATACCTTTATTTTGATGGACATTGCATTTCATAGTGAAGAAGCGAAGAGAATCAATAAAGATATTTTTGAAACCATGTATCACGCCGCGCTAGAAAGTAGTAATGAAATTGCAAAAAATCGTTATTTTAAAATTCAAGAAGAAATGGATTTTTATTATAAGAATTTCAATCGATATCCATCTTTGAATGATGAAATCAACTATTTGACCGAGAAAAAAATACTCAATGAATGGGATAAATACACGAATGATGTTAGTGTAGGTTCATATAGTTCCTTTGTGGGTTCACCTGCCTCTAAAGGAATATTGCAATTCGATTTATGGAATGTGGAACCAAGTGAAAGATATGATTGGTCCGAATTAAAGAAATCCATTCAAACCTATGGAATTCGTAATTCCCTCTTAATGGCACCCATGCCAACGGCAAGTACTTCGCAAATTTTGGGTTACAATGAATGTTTTGAACCCTTAACCAGTAATATTTATAGTCGAAGAACCTTAGCAGGTGAATTTGTCTTGGCAAATAAGTATTTGATGCGTGATTTGATTGACCTTGGTTTATGGAATGATAAAATAAAAACGAATATTATTGCGAATAAAGGAAGTATTCAACAATTGACCATGCTACCAGAACATATACGTAATAAATATAAAATCGTCTGGGAAATACCAATGAAACACGTCATTGATATGGCCGCTGACCGAGGCGCATTTATTTGTCAAACCCAAAGTATGAATCTTTGGTTAGAAGACCCGAATTATAATACGCTTACTTCCATGCATTTTTATTCTTGGAACAAAGGCCTGAAAACGGGTATTTATTATTTACGGCGTAAAGGAAAACACCAGGCACAACAATTCACGATTGAACCTGAGAAAAAAGATGTGGAAGAGCATGATGAAATTTGTGAAATGTGTTCCGCTTAGAATACTACTTAAAAACTATTTTCTTTAATCAAATATAAAAATGATATTTTTTTTTATATTTTTATTCTCTCTTCTATCATCCTCCATATCCTTGGAACAACCAAGTAAATTGAATCTTTGTACCAATTGTAAATATTTTCTACCTTTATCCCAAAAGTATCTAAGCACTGAAACGAGTAATAAATATGGAAAATGTTTTTTATTTCCTATGATAAAATATAAGGAGGAGTATTTTTTACTAAATCATACAAAAAGAAACATATTAGTCAATGATTTTCGTCATTGTGATACAGCAAGAAAATATGAGTTTATGTGTGGAAAAAACGGAAATCGGTTTCTAGTAGGGGGACGCCCGTAGGGAGTCCCCCCTTCCGTCCGTCTCGAAGGTAAGGGGAATGGACTGCCCCCTCCTTGTTAAGGGCGAGTGTATTTTTACTTCATAAAGAAACAATGTAAATATATTTATTTATGTATTTCTTCCCTTATCCATTTTTTATATCCCTCGTTCCCTAATACTTTGATTTGTAAGTCTCGTAAAACATTGACTCCCATAAAAGTTTTATAATCATAACATCTACAAAAATGGCATTTGAATAATTCTTTTTCATTGATTGTTTGATAATAACAAATATCACAGTAAAATACCCCGCATTTTTCATTATTACAAGTATATCTTGGCATCATATTTGGAAATAACAATAATGATAAAAATTTATGTATATCGTGATTCGGATCTTCCATAAATTCTCTTTTGATCTCTTCAAAATTCTCCTCGCTGGTAGGTTGAATGAAATTTTCGTAACAAATGGAACATTTCATTCTTTTATTTATTATTTTACAAAAATAATTTTTTAAAAGGATAGATTCAATTTTTTATTTTTTTGTTTCAAAAAAAAAAACTTCCTACTCATGGAAGTTTTACACCATCGCGCATTTGAAATGCGCAATCAGTATCACCTTAATCAGTCATAACTGCCCACAAAGTGGGCGTTTTAAATGTGCAAAGGTGTATAACTAATTTTGTTTTTTGTTTTCTTTTTTTTTCTTTCTTCATTTTTTATACTTATAATAAAAGTTCAATCATTTTTTTAATTTTAATATTTTTATCTACAATATCATAATCATATTTTAATTTGCAAAAACAGCGCAAACAAATCAAAATATCATTCAATGCGTTATGTAGATTTCTTGGTTCGCATTGGAAAAGACATTGATGTAACTCAATCAATTTTGGAAATTTAAAATAATGGTGTCCAAGTTTATTTACTTTTACAATTCTACATAACTGAATCGACTCTTTCATGGTACATAATTTTGGTGTTCGGTCTTCTAATAAATGATTTAAAAAGTCATAGACGATTTTCTTTCTTTTTAGCACAGATCGTGTAACAACCATATGCTCGGAATCATCTTTTATTTTTAAAAGTTGTCGCATTAATTCGATTTTCAATGCATTCAAGTCAAAACTGATATTATGTGCGACCAAACAATCTGCTCCTTGAAAATCCTCCGACAATTCTTCCACAATTTCTTCGAACAAAATACCTTTTTTCTGGGAGATTTCATCGGTAATACCGTGGATTTTAATACTTTCTTCGTTGATTTTCATATTTTCAGGGAGTTTGATGATAGAATCACATACTTTTAGCAGTCCAAAAGTATCCGTATCATAAATGATATAACTAAATTGAACAATGTGAGGCCATAAAGATATTTTTTCATAACTTATTTCGCCTGTTTTTGGTAAGCCAGTGGTTTCTGTATCAAAAACTAAAACTTTCATGATTATGATTATTTATAAGAAGAGGTTAAATGAATATATGATTCCCTTCCATTAAAAAAAAGAAATCAATTTTTTGGTTTATTTCATTTCATTTCACTGGAAAATACACAAACAAACAAATCTTACGCATATTCTTTACAAATCCCGAATGATTTACGATGCCATGGTGTAATCCCATATTCTTTAATTCCATCCAAGTGTTTTTTGGCACCATATCCTTTATTCGTATCAATTGCATATTTTTCAGCCAATTCAGGATATTCATTACATAAATCCTCAATGTATTGGTCTCTTGCAACCTTGGCCAAAATCGAGGCCGCTGCAATCGCCGAATACTTATTATCCCCACCTTCAATACATATGTGAGGAATAACATTGATTTTTTTCGATTCTTTATCATAAAACGAGATTGGATTGAAATAATTTCCATCAATTAATAGTTGTACCGAGGTTGGAAATACTTTTGTTTTGGTTCGATAATTGATCAAATTTTTGTTTTTCTTAGACAAAATATTATGAATCGAATGATGCATTGATTTTTGAGTCGCTTGTAAGATGTTGATTTCATCAATCGTTTTTTCATCTTCATAAGTAACCGACCAATCGATCGCATTTTCTTTAATGTATTCAGCAACTTTTACAATTTTACTTTTGGAATGAAACTTTTTACTGTCTTTCATTAACGTATGGTCAAAATAGTTTATGTCTTTGGGTAAAACAACGGCAGCGGTATATACCCGTCCAAATAATGGTCCCCGACCTGCTTCATCTACACCTATTTCCATAATATCTTCTTCTTCAAAGAAATTTCTTTTTAAAAAGAGGGGGGTCACACGATTTCTTGTTTTTTTTGGTTCTACTTGTTTTACTTCTTCTAAATGATTATGAAGGATCGGTTCTTTTTCTTTTTTCTCTTCCTCTTCATCATCATCAATAATAGTTGCATACTCATAATCATTATTATTAATATTCATTACCCCTTCTATTATCTTTCACAGATATTTATTTTTATTCAATTTTTTCATTTTTCATTTTTCATCTTTACAAAATAATATTTTCACAATATAAAATATACAAAATGTCTTTATTTTATAGTGTTTTATTTCTCGTAATCATTTTAATATTCGGAATTCTTTTGGCTCCTTTTTTAGGAGGAAATCGTGAAGGAATGACTGATATGAGTTTGAATAAAGTAGATGCAAGTTTCAATCACGTAGATGCTAGTTCAAATTCTACAACTACAAAAAATTCTACTTCTTATGATAATTATAATCATTTTACTGGTTCTTCTACACCAAAATTAACGAGTTCCACCTTTTATGGACAAGACGGTTCTACTTTAGCAGTAAATATGAATGGAACAAATACGCTTACTACCACCGATAAAAATGGTAAAAGTATTATTTATGCCGGTGTTCCTTCTTTTGATGGAACCATCGATAGTTTTATGGGTCCAAATGGTTCTGTTGCTGTAATTGTAGATTTAAATAATGGATATGAAAACATTTCCGTTAAAGATACTGCAGGCAATCAAATCAATTATTCTTCTGTTCCTCAACCCACAAATCCAAGTACGGTTTTACCAAATGTAACCCCATCAAGTACTCCAAGTACGCTGCTTCCTCCTTCAACTTCTTCCTCATACACCTACCCATCCACATCTTCTACCCAAAATACATCACCTAATTCTTTTGCGCCTTCTTCCTATAACTATTCTTCTTCTTTACCACCCGGTATTCCTGCTAGTCAAATTCCTCCTGGACATGAAGATTTATATATCTTGAAAACGGAAGTTGTTCCACCTGTGTGTCCAGTATGTCCAGTTCAAACCTCTAGTAAGAAATGCCCTCCTTGTCCAGCATGTACACGTTGTCCTGAACCAGCATATGACTGTAAACTTGTTCCTAACTATTCCTCCATGAACGCGAATGCACCTGTGCCCGTTTTGAATGATTTTTCCACTTTTGGAATGTAGAGTAGGGGGACATACGTCCCCCCACCCTTCCCTTCGGGAGGGAGACCCCCTCCTTGAAAAGGGCGAACGTTTTTTGACGCGCGAGTTTCTACAAAGAAAAATAAAATAATATTACGCTTTGCATAATATCATTGTAGAGATGGTTGTAGAGCCCGCGCCGAGTTATCAAGTGAAACGCGATGAGGGGGTCTCCCTCCCTCCCGAAGGTAAGGGTGTAAGGGCACTACGTAGTAGATGTATATCCCCCTACCCTACTTTTGACGCACTTTTCATCCATTTGAAACGTGGAACCTTTCTCTTCTTGAGGAACAATTTTAATGATACATTTGGATTTTTTTCCATAAAGTGGTTCAGTACATCCCTTCTCTTTGACGCTCCTTTTTCTTGTTTTTCTTTTTCCTTTTCCTTTTTCTTTGGTTACAAAGGTAAAAACTTTTGGTTTTTCTTCCATACAACGCGAACGAAAATGTTCGTATCTTTCTCTCACATCATCATAGGTAAGATTCGATTTTTTCTTCAACATATCGTTCACTGTCTCGTGTAACTGATAGATATATTTAGAAAAATTCTCTCGATTCTTCATATTTTCAACGGTAATTGGAACTTTTTTAAAATTATTTTTCAAATTCATACGACAATATTTACAAGGAAGTACGTTTCTTAAAGATAAGATAAAATCTTTATAGTTTTTTTTATCTTCCTTAGTAGGATTGACTGGATAATTAAAACTCATGGTATGAAGAAAATGCCACATACTTGGTCCCCAAACACTGGTTAACATACCATCTCCACTATTGTAATCTTCTTTGGAATAAACCAGATTTTTTTTTGTTTTTGTTTTGTTTGTTTTTGTATGGTTTATATGAATATTATGTTTTCTGGTATTTTTATTTCCATTCATATAAAAGATCTAGAAAATAGTTTTACTTAAGAAAAATCGTTAAACAATGAATAAATATATTCTTTGAATAATATATTATATCTTATCAATGTTTCGTCCAATGAACTTAGGAAGTACAACCAATGGAGGAATCATGTCTAAAATAAAAGGAATGTTTAGTCGTTTTAATAATACAACAACCATTCTTTATCTTTTGGCTTTTCTTCTTTTTATTTTTATTGCCATTTATGTTTATCAAACCTACATTTCTCCCAAACTCGCACCTGCTTACAATTATTCCCAAGAGGGTATGCAATCAGGATCAGGAAAACAGGCAGAATTAATGCTTTTTTATGTGGATTGGTGTCCTCATTGTAAAACTGGAAAACCTGCTTGGGATGAAGTAAAGAATGAATATCAACATAAGATAATCAATGGTTACAATGTGCTTTTTAAAGAATATAATTGTACCGAAGAAACCGCTGAAATTGAGCAATTAATGAATCAATATAAAATTGAGGGATACCCAACCATTAAATTGGTGAAAGATGGTCAAGTGATTGAATTCGATGCCAAACCTACCAAGGCAGCATTGGAACAATTTTTGAATACCGTCCTTTAAGGGAACCTCTACGGAACCATAGGTTCCGTGAGGGTTCCCCTATGACCCCTCCGGCCAGATTTTCAGGACAAAGTCCTGAAAATCATAGTCCCTTCGGGGATGGATATAATTGCATAACTCTGTGCGCGGGCTCTACAACAATTTCTACAATGATATTCTGCAAAGCACAATATGATTGTTATTTTCTTTGTAGAAACTCGCGCGCCAAAAATGTATTAAGAGGAGGGGTCAAAGGGGAACCTAGGTTCCCCTTAAAGGGAGGGGTCATAGGGGAACCGTAGGTTCCCTTACCTACCAAGGAACTCAATTGCACTCTCCACTCCCTTTTGAAAAAGACCTTTTCTCTCTTGCATCGAATCCACGGCCTTCTTCATCGATCCAATATTCAAAAAAGAACAATGACAGATAACCTCTTTGGGTTTTTCAGTCATTGGTCCATTATTTTCATTTACCTCACTCAAACTAAAAATCGCTTTGAATAAAAAATTCATTATAAATTCGAGCAAGGTCGACGATTCATCGATGATTGTCTTTTCCAAATTCTCTTCAAATAAGACATTACGAAACCCTAGAATTTCATCCCTATTTTTCTGTTGTTCCATACATTGTTTCAACGGATAATTACACGAAACCCCACCGTCAATATAACATTTCTGATCAAAACAAACCGGCGAAATAAGAACCGGTATTGCACAAGACATTTGCAATGCATCAATTAATTTCAAATCAGGATGGGTTTTATAAGAAACATCCACCAATTGAAAATCATTCAATTCAAACGTGAAAAAATGTTGTTCTATTTTGGAATATTCATAAAAATCTTTCAAATCAATATCCAAGGCCAAATCTTTTGCTTTTAATAAAGGGTTAAAGGTTTTTTCAAAAAAAGAGCGATCAAAAATCCCTTTTTTGGTATAAGCATCCAAGATATGTTGAATTTTTAATGAAAATACATCTTTCCAAGGCCGTTTAATGACATAATCATTAATCATATCAAAATCCTCATATTTTAAAGAAAAAAGAGTGCCTACAATACTACCTGCCGAGGTTCCATAAATGGTTTCAATCTCTTCACGTTGAATATAATTTTCTTTTTGTAAATGTTCTAGAGAGCCTAATGTTTGGAATAAAGACGGACCACCTCCAGATAATACCAAATGTTTGATGGTCATATTTTATGTTTTGTTTTGTATTTATCTATTTATCTTTGTATTTTTATATGTTTTTTTTCAATCTTTTTTTTCTTTTTCTTTTGTATTTATAAATAAAATCGAAAATACAAAAGAAAAATGTCCAATATTTTTACACTCGAAAATGTTCAAGATTTCTCTGAAAAAATCAGCATCGATGACCTTTATGAAAAAAAACGACAATATGACTTGAATAAACTCGCCCTCTTTAATAAAATTCTCAATCGTATTCATGTAAAAATCAAGACCACATCACGTCAGAAAATGGATGAACAGTTCTGCTGGTTTGTCGTTCCAGAAATGATTATTGGGGTTCCCAGATATGACCAAGGCGCTTGTATTGCTTACATCATTGATAAATTAAAAGAAAATGGATTTAATGTCCGTTATATTCATCCCAATACGCTTTTCATCTCTTGGCTCCATTGGGTACCTTCCTATGTTCGTAACGAATTAAAAAAGAAAACTGGGATTGTGATTAATGAATACGGAGAGAAAGTGGGTCAAGAAGATGACGGATCTCAAGAAACAATGACGGTTTCTTTTAAGGGAACGAATCAGCCCTCGAAAAAAGATTTTGACTTGAAAGATACCAATGAATTTATGTTGAAAGGTTTAAATGCAAATGAAGATAAAAAACAATCCAAGAAAAACTATAAGCCGATACAAACGTATCAACCTTCAGGTAATTTATTTTAGACGGATGAAGATTTGAAATGGGACACGCCTTTTTAGAGGCGTCTCCATTCAATTCATTTAAGGGTGTAAAAAGTGGTTTTGCGCCACTTTTCCAAAAGTGGCTTTTAAAAAAGTGGATATATATATAAGAGGTATTTTATCATTGAATGAACAAAACAAAAAAAAGTTCTCGTCATTCAAAAACAAAAACAAAGAAAAACTATCTACCAAACCTAACGAAACAACAACAAATGACGATCTGTAAAAAATTTCCCAATACGTTTGTTACTTTTCAAGATAAGTTTAGCAAAAAGTACGATGCCAATATGAAAGATCCAAATTTCAATCGAACTAAGGAATTGATGAGAATTTATGATGAATTTATGAAAATCCCCAAAAATATTAAACCTACAAGTGATTACTATACGTGGGTAAATTATATTTGGTTGAACAAACCCCAGTTATTGAGTAAAAATGAAAAATACATTATTCAAATCGACGATTTCCGTATTGTTCAACATAAAGTCTACGGACAACTTTTAGAAATCGTCAAAGAATATATTCAAACTCATCATAATGAAAAAGCAAAACAGATTCATAATGTCTATCAATCCTTTTTAGAACTAAATACCAACGAACAAACTAAAAAATATGCTTCCGAATACGTCCAAGAAATCGATGAATTACGAAAAAACAAACAAAATATCTGGAAATTAATGGCTTTTTTAAATAAAAATGAAACCATTTCTTATGCCGCACCTTTCTCATGGTCATTAAATCCAGATGATAAACAATCAAATATTTTGCGTTGTTATATCAATTCACCTCAACTCAGTTTATTAGACATCAGTTGTTATTTTGACGACGGTCAAAAAGTAGAATATAAAAAAAGTGTGCGAACTCATTATTTTCAATATCTCCGGGAATTATTTAAAAGCGTTTTTGGTGAAAATCACGGATATAAGGTTCACGATATCTATGATATCGAAGTGGAAATCATTCATTTTATGATTTGTGAAAAGTTCAAAAATGACCCAAATAGTTATAATCGTGTTACCACTGAAGAAGCCAAAAATAAATATGATTTCAATTGGAAAGAATTTGCCAAAGAATTGGGATTCGACCAAACCCCGCGTTTTTTTATTACCGGAAATGTAAATTATCTTGATTGCGCTTCCAAAAATCTATTGGAAAACTGGGACAATGAAAAATGGCGCACTTATTATGTCTACATTTACATTCGTCAATTAACACGATGGAATAAATCAGATTATAAATTATATTACGATTTCTTTGGACATTTTTTGAGAGGTCAAGAAGGCGATTTAGAACGCGATTTACGTCCTATTTTCGCCTTATGTTATTCTTTTAATACCTTTTTAACGAATGAATACGTATCTCGTTATGAAAATAAAGAAAATATTCAATATGTCAAAATATTAGCAGAAGATTTAAAAACTGTTTTTACACGCATTATTCATCGTAATAAATGGTTACAACCCATTACCAAAGAGCATGCCTTGAAAAAACTTCGTTATTTTAAGTTTATTATTGGTTCCCCGAAACTTTTGAGGGAAGACCCTCTCTTGGAATATTCGTCCAATGATGCATGGGGAAATTTAGTGAAAATTTCTTCTTGGCGATTTCGAAAAGCGATTCATTTAGAAGGAAAAGAAGCGGTTGATATTCCTATGATTGATTGGGCAATAAATCCGCCCAAATTAATTGGTACACAAGCCTATGTAGTAAATGCCAGTTATACGCCTAATAAAAACAGTATTTATATTCCTTTAGGATACATTCAACCTCCTTTCATTGATTTGCAAGAAAGAGGGATTGAATACAATTTAGCACATATTGGGAATACTTTAGCCCACGAAATGTCTCATTCGTTAGATGATTGGGGAAGTAAATATGATTTTGATGGTAAATTAAATGATTGGTGGACGAAAAAGGATAAAAAGATATTTAAGCGAATTCAGGATGATATTATCAAACAATATGAAGTCTTTGCTTTAAGAGATGGAATTCATATGGATGCTTCTCTAAGTATCGGCGAAAATATGGCAGATATATCCGCTTTAGGTATTTGTATGGAATATTTACAAGATTTTCAAAATAAAAATGAAGATATTTTCAATATTCGTGAATTATCTTTCAAGGCTTTTTTTGTTTATTTTGCCGTTCAACAAAAACAGAAAATTAGTAAACGCGCCATCACTGCTCAATTAAATACCAATCCACATCCTTTAGACAAATATCGTACGAATGTACCACTTTCCAGAAGTTCTACCTTTAGACATTTTTACAACGTTAAAAAGGGGGATGGAATGTGGTGGCATACAATGAATAAAGTATGGTTGACTTAATTCTTTTAGGATTCTTTAGGATTTTTCCAGAGTTTTTAGCAAAAACTTTAGTCATTTCTTCTATTTTTAAATATTTATTTTTCTTATAAATATTTATTTTTCTTATAAATATTTATTTCCCTTCTTTTTTCTTCTTTTTTATTTCCTTCTTTTTAATTTTTTTTTATCATTGTATATTATATAAAATGGCATCCCGTAGAATGAAACGTACCGCTGCAATTCGTCGTAAATTAAAAACCATGAAGAGAAAAGTCGTCAAGGCTGCTTCTCGTGCTGCTTCCAAGGCTGCTCACAAAGCCGCCTCTGCCAGTAAAATGGCCTCTGCTGCTGCATCCAAGGCTGCTTCTGCCACCAAAACCGCTTCTGCATCCAAAGCCGCCGCTGCCGGACGCATGGCATCTGCTGCTGCCTCCAAGGCTGCCGCTGCCAGTAAAATGGCTTCCGCTGCTGCCTCCAAGGCTGCTTCCCTTGCTTAATAGGGGGACGGAAGTCCCCCCTTACCTACGGAAGACCCCCTCCTTGCTTTTTATCTAATTAACTCGGCGCGGGCTATACAACAATCTCTAAAATAATATTATGCTTCGCTAAGCAAAGCATAATATTATTTTCTTAGTAGGGGGACATACGTCCCCCCTACAACTCCCGATGACAGTTTATTTTCCTAACTCGGCGCAGGAGTTTCGACAACAATTTCTACAATCATATTATTTTGCGATGCTTAGCAAAGCAGAATATCATTGTCTTTTTTCTTCGTAGAAACTTGCGCGCCAAAATACACACGCCCTTTACAATGAGGGGGGTATCCCTCCTCCCTCCCTACGAGACGGATGGACGGAAGGGGGATGGCGTAGTGATGTACATCCCCCTACCCCCCTACTCTACAGTCAAATCCACCACTTTTTCTTCCAACTCACTCAATTGTTTCTGTGTCGTTTCCAAAATCTTCATTTCCACAATCGCCTCAAATAATTTCAACCCCTTCACGTAATCTTCTTCACAATGAACATATAATTCCATGATGAGTCGCCTTGTTTTTTCCGTAAGTTTATTTAATCCTTCTTCGGTTAATTCCGGATTGATTCTTACTTTTTTCTCTCCCGAATAAGGATCCACGACAAAATGAAAAATTTGAAAAACAATCGATAATAAAACATTTTGATTTTCATTGGTATTCAAAATCATTTCTTTAATATTCATCGCATATTGATAAAAGAGAGAAGCCGATCCTTTTTTCAAGGAACCCCGATAACTTTTTTTAAAAGGGGCGTCCGCCCCTTGACACCCCTTCTCTCTTCCATGCAAATTTAATTTGATATCACTAAATTTTGTGATTTCTGGAGGCATTACTTTATTCCCAGTAAAGGCAGTATAAAAAACTTTTAAATCGTTTTTATATTGAGAAGCAGTTTCGGGTTTCATACCCACAAATTTTCCGGTAGCGTAATCATATTTATCGTAATACAATTCTTGCAATTCTTTGATTCCGGGTTCATCGATGAGGGAATTCATATCCGAATTCATTGAACAAAAATCCGGATTTACTTGAATGTCTCCTGAATCATCTATTTTTTGATAATCTTGACCTCTTTTCAAAGCATCAATACGATTATCACATAAATTCCATTTCATCTTGGTTTTCACACTGGTAGGTATTTGATGTTTATCGTATATACTTTTACGAACCGTCTTCCCTGTTGCCTGGTCTTTATATAAATAGACTGGATTGATGGTCATTAAAATGGCTGAAAAAATATGCGCAATTTTCACGTAAAATTTGGCAATTCCAATACAAACCCGTTTCTTTTTAATACTTTTTTGTTTATCTTGAGAGACATCTAAATCGTTGAACTGGTCTTTATTCAAGAAATAAACTTTTTTTTTGGTCATATCATTGATTTCTTCTCCATTTTTCACTCTTTGTTCTAAATATAAAACTTCTTGATGATTAAAATAACGGTCAATAATATCGGAGGTCAGAACCACTAATTTTTCACAATATTCTTTTTCCGATAATTTTCTCAAACTCTGAAAGTCTGCGGTTAGAATATACTTGGAAGCAATATAATCAATGGCGTCATCGAATTTATGAAAGGATTGATTTGTCGACGTGTTTTTTTGTGTTGAAGTAAAATTTCCCATCGTATTTTATACTATATACTATATTATTTAAATATTATATTTAGTAGGGGGACGTACGTCCCCCCTACGACCCCCTCCTTGCTGTTTTTGATTATTGTATTGGCGCGCGAGTATCTACAAAGAAAAAGAAAATAATATTATGCTTTGCGAAATATTATTTTAGAGATTATTGTCGTTCCCTCGCCGAGTTAACTAGATAAAAAGCAAGGAGGGGGTCGTAGGGGGGACGTATGTCCCCCTACTATAAAATTGAATTGCATATATATTTTCTTTCCTAATAACATTCACTTATGTTATTAGAAAATTTTCAGGAAGAACTCGGTTCCCTCAAATTAAATCCAATTTCTTTATCTTACAAAAAAACAAAAAAGAATAAAAATAACTTTGTCGACAAAACAAAGTTATGGACCATTTTCGATAGTGAAATTACTTTGGATGGGCAAGGACAAGGAGAAGAACAAAAAGATCCTTTAGAATGTATTTATCGTTCTTGCGGGAATCGTGAAATGTGTGAAACCTGCCAATCAAGTCTTGCTTTTTCCGATGAAGGATTTCTTACTTGTACCAATCGTAAATGTGGCATCATTTATAAAGATTTAGTCGACCATTCAGCAGAATGGCGGTTTTACGGAGCGGATGACAATCAACACGGTGACCCAACACGTTGTGGTATCCCGATTAATCCGCTTTTAGAAGAATCTTCCTATGGTTGTAAAGTTTTATATAGTGGAGGAATGTCTTATGAAATGCGAAAAATACGTCGTTATACAGAATGGCAGACGATGCCTTATAAAGAAAAATCGCAATACGATGATTTTCAAGTAATCACCAATATGGCCCAAAATGCAGGAATTCCTAAAATGATTATTGACGACGCCATTTACTATCATAAAAAAATATCGGAATACGAAGTCAATTTTCGCGGTACTAATCGAGACGGAATTTTAGCCGCATCCATTTATATTTCGTGTCGTATCAATAATTTTCCAAGAACTGCAAAAGAAATTGCCAGTATCTTTCGTCTAGATGTAACAAGTGCCACCAAGGGGTGTAAAAATGCATTGGCCATTATTAATAATTTAGAAAAAGATGTCATTAATAAAGACAAAACTAGTTTTTGTAGAACCAAACCAGAGGATTTCATTGAGCGTTTCTGTAGTAAATTGAATATCAATGGAGAACTCACGAAAGTATGTCAATTTATTGCAATGAAAATCGAAAAAGAGAATCTAATGCCGGAAAATACACCTCATTCCATTGCCTCTGGAATTATCTATTTTATTTGCCAAGTCTTTCATTTAAATGTGAATAAAAAAGACATTAAAAATGTCAGTGAAATCAGTGAAGTGACCATTAATAAATGTTTTAAAAAATTGGAAAAAAAAACGACGGAATTGATTCCCGTCGTTATTTTGAAAAAATACGGCATTTCCTCGTAGTAGAAATTATGATTCTTACAACATTTTGTATCCAAATAATAAAAAATCCTTTTCATAATAACTATTGATTGCTTTAATAGAATCTTTATTCAAATAATCGTAATAATTTATTTTTTCACCATTTGTATTTTTATTTGTATTTGTAAATTCATTAAAATCAATATATCCTAAGTCATACATATCTTTATTCAATTGCTCCGTCTTCAAAATGGTAATATTTTTAATTAATTCCTCATTCTCATCTACTAAATATTTATATTGCGGAGTATTATGATTATCGAATAAAACGATATTTGTAACAATATACTGTAGAACACTTTTTGTTACATCTTTTTTGGGAGTATTTATATTGATCAGGTTAAAAAAAAATAAATCACTCACTAATCGTTCATATGGATTACGAACAATCGTTATTATTTTTATATCTGGAGTAAAATTTACTTTAAAAAAATCATTATGCTTAACAATCATAGAATAGAGTTGATGTTGGAAACTAATATTATTTGATGTAGTTCCTGATGGAACTACTTTTCCTGAATAATATAAAGAATCTTGATTTAAATCTATCTTATATTTATTGGAAAAATATTTTTCAACACTTGTACCACCTGTTTTTGGAATATGTATAAATAATAAATTTAAATTTATTTCTGGTTTATAAAAATAAGGCATTTACTATTATATTTACTATTTACTATTTACTATTATTTTTATATTTTTTATTCAACGAATTTTTATTTATTTTTTTATTTATTTTTTTATTTATTTTTTTATTTATTTTTTTATTTATTTTTTTATTTATTTTTTTATTTATTTTTTTATTTATTTTTTTATTTATTTTTTTATTTTTTTGTTGATTTTACTGATAAAAAGATACTGTAATCATATAATTGCGAATTTATGTTTTTCAAATCTTCTAAATCCGTGGATGGATGAGAATCATTCATTTTTTTTTTTTCATTTTCGTTTTCCTTTGTAGAAGAAGGAATGACAATGAAATCTTTAGATTTTTCTTTTTCCTTCTCTCCTTCTCCTTCCTCTTCATCATCTTCTTTTGTATCTACCTTGAACTTAAATCCAATGTATGAATCTTCATATAAACGTCCTTCTTTTCCACACTGGTCTTCATTTTCACGAGCATGTTTGGCAAAAGAATATCGAATCAAATCTAATTTATTTCCAAATAATTTACATAATCCAAAACCGGTTCCCAATTCATCTTGACGAAAAGATAAATACTTTTTATACGACGGTGATTCCATAAATTTTTCATTGGTCGAATTGTTTAAACTAGTAAAATGAATATAATGTTTGCAATGATAACATAATGGAGGTGGATGATTTGGTCCAGTTAATATGATTGATTGTTTTTTCTTCAAAAATTCGGGTAGGTCTTCTTCCATTGAATGAATCAATGTTGCAAAAGGAGATGGTAACTTTTTTACACGTTTGTACAAAGGTCGAAAAGAATTTACTTTCATTGCAATGAAAACAAAAACAACAAACATTTTACTTAGATTATACATTTTGTAGCTTATTTATCCAATGATTTATATCAAAAATTTGTTTTCAATTTTTTCTAGAAAAATATAAGTTCCATATCCAAAAATATTTTATTTACTTTAATACAAAACCATTGTTATTCAATTTATGTGTGAATATCAAAATCATATAGAAAAAATACCCAAGAAAATATTTATCGTCCCTTATCGAAACCGTATCCAACATAAATTCTTTTTTAGCAAATATATGACTTTTTTATTAGAAGACCAAAAAGAAGATTATGAAATCTATTTCTCGCATCAACATGACGAGAGAAATTTTAATCGTGGTGCGACGCGAAATATCGGTTTTTTAGCAGTGAAAGCGAAATATCCAGACCACTACCAAGATATGAATTTTATTTTCAATGATGTAGATACGATTCCTTTTAACAAGATATTCAATTATGAGACGATACATGGTAGTGTGAAACATTATTATGGATATACCCATGCACTTGGAGGAATTGTTGTAATGAAAGGAGCGGATTTTGAGAAAATCAATGGATATCCTTGTTTTTGGGGCTGGGGAATGGAAGATAATTGTTTGCAAAAACGATGTTTGGAAGCGGGTTTTGAAATTGACCGTGCAGACTTTCATCCGATAGGAAGTCCAGAAATGTTACAATTGTTTGATGGGGTGGCTAGAATCATAAGTAAAAGAGACCCTTTTCGTATGAAAAATGACAATGGAATTGATGGATTGAAAACCATCCGAAATTTGAAATATACGGTTGACGCCTTTTCCTTAAACACCAATGATAATATTTATGTCGTGGAAAATCCCAACATTTTTTATGTGAATATTTTGCAGTTCTTTACGTATCATGCGTTTGAAAGAGACCAGTATTATAATTATGATTTACGTGAATCCGCCAAAAAAATTATTCATTTAGATGAATCACGTCGAAATTATCATTCAGTGAATACGACTGATGATTGGAAACATATTCCTAGTCGTGATAGTCTTGTAAGACCTATATCACAACAAAAACTACAACAACCACCTTATCCGCAGCAAAAACCTTATCCACAACAACAACAACAAATTCATCAAAGAAATGTCCATCCTTATTCCCCACAATATGCACGGGTAAATAATATTCCTCCAAGGGCAACGAAATCAGCCAATGTTCAACTAGGGGGGACAAGAAGATTTTAGTACGTATATAAACCGATGAAGATTTGAAATGGTACACGCCTCTTTAGAGGCGTCTTCATTCAATTCTCCCTTCAGGATCGGTAACAGTTACCCTTAAATTTATAATGGGACAATTTATTTGTCCCATTATAAATCTTCAAGGGTGTAAATATAAAAACTTATAAATATAAATTATATAATTTAATTATATAAATAGAATAATGGCATTTATCTATAAAAATGTGCTTTCTAATGAAGAATTACATTATATAAAAAATCATCCTGAAGTTCTTTTAGCAAAGTCTTCATTGGATTCTCAATCATCAGGAATGGTCTATTTTTCAGTACCTATAACTAATTTAATTCATACTACTTTACAAAGACAATTTGGATTACATCTTTCTGTAGATTCGCAAATACCTATGAGATGGATTAAGGGAGATATAGCACCACATGTGGACATTGGTTCATCAAACTTTAAAAATACATATTTACTATATATCAATGATTCGCCTGGTGAACTTATCGTAGATTCACAATCCTATCCTATTCAATCCAATACTGGAGTTGTGTTTAATGAAGGACTTTCACATGAAACACTATATACAGAAAATGTTCCTCGTTTATTACTTGGCCCAATGAATGAATTTGCACAACCGGTAGGGGCTTCAGTAACATTTTATTATCCAAGTGAAAGTGACGCATTGGCTAATACGAATATTCTTGCTCAATATGGTAACTATACTATATTTTCTGTAGGTGGATATACAACTTGGAGACTTGCTTCTAATAGTACTGGTTCATCTCCACAAAATGTAGTATATTATAATGGTGATACTTTAGTTGGTGATGGTAATTATTATTTATATCCCTCTGCTCCATGCTTCTTAGAAGGTTCTACAATCCTCTGTGAAGTAGACGGTGTTGAAAAATATGTTCCTGTCGAAGAACTCAAGAATGGAACGCTTGTCAAAACCAGTTTGAATGGATATAAACCAGTTGTCTTAATTGGAAAAGGAACCATTGAAAATCCTGGAGATAATGAACGAACTGAAAATCGTCTCTATAAATGTTCTACTTCCAAGTATCCTGAACTCAAACATGATTTATATATTACTGGTTGCCACTCTATTCTAGAGTTTCCTATAACAGAAAAACAGAAAGAAGACACTATTAAACACCTTGGTGAATTGTTTATTACCGATAAAAAATATAGACTGATAGCATGTGTGGATGAACGTGCTGAACCTTGGAATTCTAAAGGCATATATACAATTTGGCATTTTGCTCTTGAAAATAATAACGAATCAATGAATTATGGTGTCTATGCTAATGGAGGATTATTAGTTGAAACCTGTAGCATTCGTTTTTTGAAAAAAAAATCAAATATGCATTTATACCTTTGAAGAATTCACAAGTTACGAAATTCGCACCTTTAGGGTGGATTCATTCTTAAAGTATCACTGGTTTACAATTTTATAGAGCGATTAAAAGGCAAATTAAAATTGTAAATCGGTATAAATATTGATATCAAACATATATATACTTTTATTAAAAATGAAAGTGGAATACATAAATGTATTCACTATAATTGTTTTGGCGTTGGCTTTTTTTCAAAGGTATTTTTTCTTGGGCTTCTCCCCATAAAGGAATACATACCGATTCATAGATTTCTTGGTTGATATTTAATGCATAGATTCCACCGGGTTGCAAATGTTCATACGTTTTTTGAAAAAGTGGTTTGTAAAAGTTCTCATTCATCTGGATTTTGAATGAATTCTTCTTCTTTTTTTTCTCTTTCTCTTTGTCTTTTTCTTTGTCTTTTTCTTTGTCTTTTTCTTTGTCTTTTTCTTCGTCTTTTTCTTCCTTTTTCTCTCCATTGAAAATTTCAGGTTGATGAGAATACATTTCCAAATCGTAATAAGGCGGCGAAGTAAAAACCATATCATATTTCAAAGTAGAATAATCAATTTTTAATGCGTCTTCGAAGTAAAGTTGAATCTTCGTTTTGGTGCCCTGACTTTTCAAGAATTCCGTCATTTTTTGATAAGGTTCCATCAAATTTTCATTAGAATCAATCCCAATATAATTGGCAATATTCAATACCGATGCAGCAATCAATCGCCCGCCCCATCCACAAGTGAAATCGAGTACGGACGTCGGTTTGAACCTCGCATAGAGTTCCATTGCCATTAAAGGACGAAAAATATTAATGGCACTAATACAAATATTATATACTTCTTTATAGACTTTGTATTCATTTTTCGTTTTGTTTTTATTTTTCACGTCTTGGTAGTATTTCAACATCGTTTGAATGAATTTTTTTTGTTTCAAGGAATTTTCCGGGTCCTCACATTTCATATTTGCTAAAAAATCGTAATAACTAAGCCCATATTTTCCTTGCGTATTCAGCCGTTCTTGAAAGGTAAAAAAATCGACCACGTCGTTTCCAATACGGCATCGAGGCGATTCATTTTGGGCATTTACGCCAATGTTTTTTAAAAGTTGATATTCTTGTTTTGCGTCTTCCAAAGAAATCGGTTTTATTTTCTGGCTTATTTCGGACTTTTCCAAGTCTGTATATTTTCCTTGCAGCATTTAAATATAATTGAATGGAGAGAAAAAAACTGTTTTCTCTCTTTATTGAATTTTCAAAATATAAATCATCCTTTTAAAATTTAAATAGAACTTTAAAAATATAAATAAAAAGAAAACAATGACAACCTCTTTAAAATCGATTCAAGATATCCAACATCTTTTTTATATTAATTTGGACCGTCGACCTGACCGTAAACAACACGTCGAAGAACAATTGAATAAAATCCAGATTCGACCTGAATCAGTACAAAGGTTCGCAGCCATTCAAACAGCGAAGGGAAATGGTGCCATTGGTTGTACAATGAGTCATTTACGTTGTCTTCAAACAGCACAAGATGCGGGTTGGGACCATGTGTGTATTGTGGAAGATGACATTGAATTTTTAGACCCCGAATTATTTGTCAAACAAATGAATCGATTTCTAGAGAATCATCCTGTATGGGATATGGTTTTACTAGGAGGAAATAATGTCCCGCCTTATCAAAAAATCGATACGACATGTGTTCGGGTTGGCTCTTGTCAGACGACCACTGGTTATCTAATCAAGAATCATTATTTTGATACCTTGATTCAAAATATTAAGGAAGGATTGGGATTCCTTCTTCGAAGTCCAGATAAACATGTTTTGTACGCGATTGATAAATATTGGTTTCATCTTCAACGTCAAGACCATTGGTATTTAATTATTCCTTTGACAGTTGTCCAACGTGAGGATTATAGTGACATTGAAAAAAGGCCGACGAATTATCAACGGGTCATGACTGATCTTGATAAACTTTACCTTAGGTAGGGGGGTAGGGGGGTAGGGGGACATACGTCCCCCCTACAACCCCCTCCTTGTAAAGGGTAAATGCATTTTCCCTTGATAACTCGGCGCAGGTTTGACAACAATCTCTAAAATAATATTTTGCAAAGCACCATATTATTTTATTTTTCTTTGTAGATACACGCACACCAAAAAATCTTCGCCCTTTACAAGGAGGGGGTCGTAGGGGGGACGTACGTCCCCCTACCCGGTAAAAAAGTTGTCCGTCTGTAATTTCAGCATATGTTCCTTGAAAAAAGGATGTAAATGGAATCCAATGGCATAATCTTCCAAATATTCCGCTTCAATCTTCTCTCGTTGTTTGATCAAGTTTTGGATGGCCTCATAAGAGAGAAAATAAAAACGACCACTACAATATTTGGTTGCATAAACGGGTAAATATTCGGGTAATTCAGGATGAATTTTATAATATTTTGACAAATACGCTTGGGGTACATCAACAATATGTCCACCATAATGAGGTCTCTTCGTTCCTTTTGCGTTTGGTTTTGAAAGCAAACCCATTAAAATATCCAAAAATTTTGGTTGAACCAGTTCTTGGTCATCATCCGTTTTAAAAATATATTTGAATTCAAAGGTTTTAAAAACCGCATGATAAGCAGCGATTACCTTTTTGGGAAGAGAATTATAGTCATCCAGCGTTTTTACAATGAGTTTTCTCTCCTTTTCATCAAAATGAAACTCATTTTCTAAATTGGGATCTCCTAAGACATGATAATATTTGATTTGTTCGGGTATGGATTTTAACCAAGTATCACGTTGTTGGTCGGCTTTATCACTGTATCGATAACAATTCATGATTAAAAGAATGAAATCTTTCTCTTCATTTTTTTTTTCTTCTTTTGCCTGTTTTAGTTGATCAATTTCTTGCATTCCTATTTGAATATAATGTAAAGATTTTATATACATATCATAAATATAAATATATATACAACAAATAGAAATAGAAATAATTACTCACTCTATTTTATGCCAACACTCGGTCGGAAATAAATCCTTTGTATCGATATGAATTTTTTTCGGTCCAAATGTTTTTGGAGAATTTCTCAAACCGTTTTGAATACATCCTTGATACTTTTGCTTGAATATTATCTTCTTTCCAAACATTAACACATATTATTTATCCGACTTGCAGTTGCTAAGACGATAGCCAAGTCAACGTAAGAATACTCATAGTTCAAGACATAATGATAAATATTAGTCATTTTTTGTTCCCACATAACTTCAGAAGTCAAACAGTAACATTCATCTAATTGATCATTGTGTTGATGTGGTTATACGTGGGGGTGGGGGTTGGGTCCGGGTCCGTGGATCATACGAGTTGTATCTCCTAAAGTTAGATCATAGTCAATCGTTCCTCTAAAGGCTCCAATACTGTAAGGATACTCATAGTTCAAGACATAATGATAAATATTAGTCAACTTTCCCTCCCACATAACTTCAGAAGTCAAACCATGACATTCATCTAATTGATCATTGCCAATATAATTACCATTTTTGTCATTTGGACCATAAATACCAAATCCATCCAAGGCATAACCAAGTAATGGAGAACCTTTATAATGAGGTTCAGGACCGTGTTTTAGATATTGTTCATCATGTTTTTCGGCTTCATTAACAAGACATTTCCAAGAATAAGCGTGTAAATGATATTGTTCAGTATAAGGATGTCCAAAACATTCGTCCATGGGCAAAACAGAAATTGGATTATACCAATTATTACTGGCATCATTTGCGACTTCTGCATGCCAAACTGTTCCTGTGAAGGTAACTCCAAGAATTAGGTAATTGATTGGTTGTGGTGTCTCATTGTATTTTGGTTGTTTAGTGATTTTGAGATCAAGAATATATGGACTCACTCCAATTGCAGCCGAACTACTATATGGTTCTCCTGTTTTTGGATTATCTCCTCCAGGGAGAGCCGCATACCATGGATAAGCCCTAGTTCCTACTTGTACAGGAAAGATTCCCATCGGTGTGTTTGGTATACCATTACCCTTAAAATAGCGATAATTACTATCTTCTGTGATAGAAAAAACACTTCCTTGTGGGTCATAATAGGTGGCATATACGTTTCCATTAACATAAGGAATTGTTGATATATTAATCGTATTTGTTTCTTGATTAAGCCAAGGTCTATCACTTGTTTTTAGCGGGGAGGTTACTCCTGCTGCTTCTTTAAAAAAAGGTCCTAAATAAATACCATTTTTTTGAGGAATAAACGGATCAAGATTTGGAGGAGAATTTGTCAATATAATTTGATTTTCATTTTCTGTACTAGTGGTTAATACAATTGTATTTGTAGTTGTGTCATAATTTGATGTATCGCAATTGCAACTTGCATTGTGATTAGGCAATAGATGTAATGCTTCAAATGCTGATTTAAATGCGTTTTTTGTTGCTAACTCACTAGCAATACTATTTGAAAGAAATATCGTATCATCTACATTATTACCAGTTGCTGTTGCACTTGATGTTGCGGTTGAGGTTGCACTTGAAAAAGGAAAAAGTTTTTCCTTGACGTATGCTTCTGCTTTTGCTTGACTTGTCGTTTTAAAAGCCATTTTATAATATAATATAATACAATATAATATTTTTACAACTTTGCACATTCAGAGTGGCAAAGGCAACCTTTACCACAGACTTGAAATTTGCTAAAGTATAGAACATTATCTAAAGAACTTTAATTTATTGTTATTTTATGCCAACACTCGGTCGGAAATAAATCCTTTGTATCGATATGAATTTTTTTCGGTCCAAACCAGACCGAAGGATAACAAACGATTCGCTCAGGACATTGATTTAAATACGCCCCCCACCAACTAAACGTACTATTGGCAATGATATTGTATTTACAACAACTCATTAATAACATTTGTTCCCAGTCATTCCAATCATTGGTACATCGAATAAATTCGATAAAAGAATAGATTTTTTTCAGTTTTTCGATAATTTTTTTGACCTCTTCAAGGTCTTTTTCTTCGCAAAAATATAAAACATACAAAACCGGCTGAAAGGGATGAATCTTTTTATCTTTTTTCGTTCCTTTTTTTACATTTACATTTTTTTTAGACTGAATATTTTGCAGTATAAAACAAATACTTTTTTCATAATATTCATAGGATAAGATATTATGATAGTCCTGTAAATTCTTATAATCCCCAATACGAAAATGCATACTTATAGTATTTTCCAAGTTTGGTAAACCCATTTTTACCGTTTTCTCTCTTATTTCTTGTTTGAATCGATTGAACCCGACCATTTCATAGATTTCATCCCAGAAGGGTTCAAAGTATTTCGGGCTTTGAAAATAACCAAATAATAAAGTAAGAGAATACGTTTGATCAAGAGAAGGAAAAATACACGGTAGGGGTTCATACAAAAAACCGGTCTCTCGAATGACTTTTTGTTCCTTAGGAAAGCCATCATGAAAAGTATATTTTTTAAGGGAATGTAATAGATTGTCCCAATAAGTGACTCGATGAGTAATACCATAACTTGTTGGAAAATAAATAAACCCAAAATTCTGTCTTTGTTCCAACGCATAAGCAATGGTTGTAAAAATCTGGAAAAGTTGATTGCCTAATCCACCCATAATTTGACAAGTAATCATTTTATTATTGATTGTTTATTATTTATGAATTCATTCGATTAACTTTATATAATAATATATTATATATTATATATTATATATTATATATTATATAATATTATGATTTATATTGGAATCGTTGGTAATTGTCAAATGGTATCGATTTGTTTTTTTTTACAAAAATTATTAGAAAATAAAGAATATGATATTCGATGGATTTCTTACAGCGACGTATTTAATATTCATTTGACGGATTGGAGTGATAAATGTAAAAATAAAATTTTAAATGTTCAGGAAGGGGTTGAATTTATTAAAAAATGTGATTATATTTTATATCAAAAAATAAGAAAAGAGACATCTCCTTATTTCAATACTGAAAATTTAGAAAATTATAAAAAACCAACTGCAAAAATATTTTCGATTAGTAAAATTTTCATTCCTTTCGAAAATTATCAGGAGTCGATTCTAAAATTTAAAGAAGTAGATGAAAACGAAAATAATAATATTAAAGTCTCAAAAATTGTTGAAAATATTAAAAATATAAATAGTATTTTAATTAATAAATATCATCCGACTACTTTTTTATTTTTGGAAATTATCAAACATATATGCAGACATATTGATATAAATTTCTTTTCGCCTAATGTATATCATAATCTTATAAGAGATAACAATATAATGGGATTACCTAGTTGAGAATGATATCAGTTTGGACATTCACATATTTTATCTGCATATACACCGATGAACATTTGAAATGGAATCTGATTTATCGGTAACGGTTGCCCTTTCACATCTTGTAGGACGTCTTCCCTTCGGGAGGCGTCCCATTATAAATATTCAAGGGTGTAAATGTTTGAAAATTTCAAGTGAGTGGCAAAGGTCTAATTCTTGATAAGATAGAACAATATATTTTATATATTATACTATAAAATATATGGTATCATTTACATTGTTATCCATTCTTTTATTTTTTTTTATTGTTTTCTATTATTTATACGGAGAAAGATTTATTGTGAAAGAACACAAAGTGGAAGCACTTTCTGTAAAACTAGATCGTTACAAATTAAATCAACCTTTTTATGATTATCGATTGATTTATCCTCAATTAGGTTGGATTCATAATCAAAATCATAAAAATATTCATACTGAAATGAAACAATTACTAGATACCCACTGGATGGAATGGCCAGAAAAAGAATTATATAATCATAATAATTTAGATGGTTCTTGGAAAATTATTCCATTATATGGTTTTGGTATATGGTGCAAACAATTTATGAATATTTTACCGTCTCTTTATGATTTTTTGAAAAAAATGAAAGGATTAAAAGTAGCGGTTATTTCCAAATTAAAACCATTCAGTAAATTAAATCCTCATCAAGGTTGGGGATTTCATTCGAATAAGGTATTAAGATGTCATTATGGAATTGTTTTACCATACAAACGAACCGATTCTTATATTTGTGTAATGGAAGATTTTGACTCCGTAGATAAATCGATTCAGTATCATAAACAAAATGATTGGATTGTTTTTGATGATTCTAAAGTGCATTATGCTGTAAATGATAGTAATGAAGAACGTATTGTATTAATTGTAGATTTAGAAAGACCAATGTTGGTTGAAAAGGGAAATGCTCAAAATAATTCTACTGAAGAATTACTGGAATTTGTGAGTGAATTAAAGAATTGTAATTTAGGGAAAGATGAAGAAATACCGGAAGAATATATTGAATTATGTAACAATTTGTAATTTTTCAGTAAAAGTTTTATGTTTTACACTTCTCAAGTGTTCTGTACGCCCTCCACATCGAACGGTAGAACCACATTCGCACGCAAATGTTTCTTTTTGATTGGCTAATATTTTTTCCTTGTTTTTTTGATACCATTCGTCTTTGTAACTTTTGATTTTTTCTTTGTTTTCTTCATTATAAATTTTGGTTTGTTCCAATATCTTACTTTTATTTTCTTCATAGTATTCTTTGCATTGTTTTTTTATTTCTTCTTTATGGATTTCGTTGTATTTATTCCTACTTTCTTTACTTTTAACGATATTTTTCTCTTGTTTTGGTTTTTCCGGGGTTTTCTCCATATCTTTTTCCTCTTTCTTCACGATTCCTTGATTTTCATACAAAATATGTTTTTTTGAATGAAAATGTCGATGTTGGTTTCCAAACGTGTATTCACTTCCACAAGGACAATAAATGATTTGACACTTCTTTTCTTTCAAATCCGTTTGATGGATTTCTCTCCATTTTTTTTGTGCAGCAGCAATTTCTTCTTTCTTTTCTTCACGATAAATCTTTTGATTTGCCAAGATTTGTTCTTTGTTTTTCTCGTTGTATTCCTTCAAATAATCCTTGATTTTCTCTTGATTATTAGCAGCATATTCTTTCTGATATTTCAGTTTTTCCTCTTTCTTCTCTTCGTAGTTTTCTTTTGCCTTTTCCAAGATTTTCTCCTTGTTTTTCTCATACCATTCTTTTTGTTGGTCTTTGATTTTCCCAACATGTGATTGAATATATTGTTTTATTTTGTCACAGTTTATCTTACGATAAACCTTGGCCTTTTCTGCCATTTCTTCTTTATGCAGAATTCGATAGATTTTTCGATATTCTTTGGTCGTTTTTCTACCAGGAATTTTTATATTCAATGATGAAGAAAGTAATTGAATCCAGTAAGCCTCTCTTTCCCTCGCTTCATTCACATCGTTACAAGGAAATTGTTCAATTCCCACCATTTCCCAATTGTCCCAACCACCGTTGGCTCGAATATTTTGGTATATTTTACAATAATGATTTGATTGATTTGGATTGATACAAGAATTTTTATGTAGTCGATAACGTTGTCTAAAAGACGTAGTATGACCAATGTAAGTATCCGTAATTTTCTCATCTTTACATTTAATTTCGTATATGACGGTATTTAGGTAATCTGCTAAAGTATTAAACCCCATTTTATAATATGATGAGAGTTTTTTAAATTATTTTTCAAACGAATATTAAAATTCTTCTGAAAATTCGAATACGTCTTTATTTTTATCTTTATTGGCCAGACTATATTCCGACAATTTTCTCTCGAAAAAATTCGTTTTCCCCTCTAAACTAATGAGTTCCATGAAATCAAATGGATTACTGGCATTATAAATTTTATCGTATCCCAATTGCAAAGATAATCGGTCCGCCATAAATTGAATATATTGACTCATTAAACTGGAATTCATGCCAATTAAACGACAAGGAAGTGCATCACAAATAAACTCTGTTTCAATTTCAACTGCTTCTTTGATAATATCGTAAATACGCGACTTATTGATTTTCTTTTGTAATTTGGAATATAATAAAATAGCAAATTCGGTATGAAGTGCCTCGTCCCTCGAAATCAATTCATTTGAAAAAGTAAGCCCAGGCATAAGTCCGCGTTTTTTCAACCAAAAAATACTACAAAATGCACCGGAGAAGAAAATACCTTCGATACATGCAAACGCAACGAGACGAGTAGCAAAACTACTTCGATTATCATTAATCCATTTTTGTGCCCAATCTGCCTTCTTTTTAATACAAGGATAATTATCAATGGCACTGAAAAAACGCTGTTTATCTTCATTGTTTTTAATATAAGTTTCAATGAGTAAACTATAGGTATGAGAATGTATGTTTTCCATTGCAATTTGGAAACCATAAAATGCTCTTGCTTCAGATATTTGTACATCTGACATAAAACGAACCGCCAAATTCTCCAAGACAATTCCATCACTCGCTGCAAAAAATGCTAAAATCATTGATATAAAATATTTTTCCTGGTCATTTAAGGTTTGCCAATCCGCGACATCTTTGGTTAAATCTATTTCTTCTGCTCGCCAGAAACAATCGACTTGTTTTTTATACATTTGCCATATGTCTTCGTGTTGAATTGGGAACATTACAAACCGATTATGGTCTGGCGTTAATATTGGTTCATTATTATGTTTGGACATCCTAAATAATATATAGTAAAGATTTTATATTTGTTTAAAAAAACAATTAATCAATTGTTTAAGGGGAAATATCAAAAACAAGGAAAAAACGGAGAAAATATAATCATTTGTTATTATAAGACTCCTTAAAAAATGAAAATCGAAATGGAAATTATTGAAAAATCTGGTAGAAAAAATAAAAATGAACAAAATAAAAATGAAGAAAAATTAGACCAACAAAGAATTCAACTAGGAGAAAGTAGAGATGAATTCTTCCTCGGCAATACAACCGTAATAGAAAATGTCCCAATTGAAAACTTCAACGGTACAAGAATGATTCCTTATGGAAAAGAAACCTTATCATTGTCACAGCGAGATTTATATTTGATAAAAATAGAAAATGAAATTCGAAACCGGAAAGAATTATTGCTTGAGAAACGCAAACATTTAAAAAAAGTGAGAAATCAAAACGAGTTTTTAGAAGAAGTCATGGGTGATTATTCCAAATATTATAATTATATTACGGAACAAAAACATGATCAAATGCGTGCGTTGGATATGTTGAACAAATATATTCATGGACTTATTGAAAAAGAGAATTTGACTTCGGAAAATTTGAAAGATGCCAAGAAAGAACAAAAGAAGATTATTCATGAAATGAAAAAAATTAAAAAGGGTTTAGATTCTTTTATGGAAAAATAAAATATCATTTTGTAAAATAAAATATCATTTTGTAAAATAAAATATCATTTTGTAAAATAAAATATCATTTTATTTATATAAGTATTTCTCAAATGACTCCGCAAAATTCAATGAATGATACTGGAAGTGTAAATTATATGACTCCCAATTCTGGTAAAAAGTCAGGTAGTTTTTTAGCAGATTTTAATCAAAGTTTAAAAAATTTGGAAAGTGTGGTGAATGACAATGAAAATAAAAGCGGGAAAATAAAACAAAACCAACAAAAAGTAATGAGTTATTTGAGCAATTTATCCAATCAATTAAAAGAATTAAGTCAACAATTACCTGAATTAAGAAATGTGATTGATAAACAAGATGCAGTCATTGCAAAACATCTAGAAACAATGAACGAGTTGAGTAAAGAATTGGATGCATCGAGAGAAGAAATCGTTGCATTAAATAAAGAAAAAGAATATTTGGAAAAAGAAATTGCTCAACAAAAACAATTATTGAATCAAATCAAAGAACAAAATGATCGACAATTCGCCGAAACCAGTAAAGAACTAGCCGATTTGAAACAAGAATACGCCAATCTTCAACAAAGTGGGAATTTAGATCGTGAAAAACAGGCAGAATTAGCGAGAGAAATTCAAGAAAAAATGAGAGAATTGGAGGAGGTACAAAAAGAAAATGAACAAATTTTATCGGAAAAGAAACGTGATTTAGAAGAATTAAGAAACCAACATACCAACGTATCTAGTGAATTGACAAGATTAATACAGGAAAACAATGAATTAAAAGAAGAAAATAAGGATTTGATTGATAATATTAAACAAGCAACCGTCATCATCAGTAGTGTCGTGAATAAATTAAGAGCGATTGCCAATGATCCAGATCTTTTAGAAGATTTTAATCCAAGTGAAATTACGGAATATATTCGATTGATTAGTAATGCATTACAAGGAACCAAATTTACTGGAGGTAAACTTGGAGGTAAACTTGGAGGTAAACTTGGAGGTAAATATAAAAAAGGGAAAAAGGCAACGAAGAAGCATACCAAAAAAACAAAAAAAATGATTAAGAAAGGAGGTGCAAAATGTGGAATGATGCGGGGAGGATTTATTTATAAAACACATCGTCGTAAATCACATCGTTATAGCAGTCGCCGAAGAAGTATTTAACCACTATTATTTGTAATGATCTTGGATAACATTCCTTTTAACGTCGGATAATATTCATATTCTTTTACTCCTCTTGTACAAATTTCTCGATTCAAAATGGATTGGATCGACCGTCGTTGATTCCAAATTTCCCTTTGTTTGGAATAAACCTTTTTCCATGTACGTTGAACAATTCGTAACCAAAACGTTTTAATAATGGCAATACATTCGCCCCCTTTGGGCAAAATGATTCGCTCGATGATTTCGGGTTTGATGTATTGATATTTTTTTTCTGCATTGTTCCGAATAATGATTTGATAATTTGGAATGGGATGATAAAGACAATAATAGGGTGTTCTACTAATTCGACTGCTATAATAATAATTTAATCGTTCGCACATATCTTGAACCAACTCAAATTCGTGATAAAATTCTTGAATCTGGATGTCATTTCTCATAAAATAATGATGATCAATCTCTGGACTACTTTGGCCTTCAATAAACCCGTGAATATTAGCATTGAATAATTCACAGATTCCCAATACATAAATGGATTGATTATTGCTACTCGTTTCTTCGGTCATTTCATTTAGATAATATAAATGAATATTTATTAATTCTTATTTCAATTTTCACAAAGAAATATATTTTTAATTGTATCAATAATATATAGATTCAATGAATATCAAAGTCCCCAATTTTTTAACCAATAAATATGTTTTATATTTAGTCGTTTTCTTAAGTGTTACCAATATGTTTGGATATTTAGCAATGGCTAATATAAATGCCCTTATTTATTTTTTAATTATCGGTTTGGCAACGAGTGTTTTTACACAAAATATGTGTATTATTCTCCTCTCTGCCCTTATTTTATCCAACATTTTAATTGCTGGTCAAAGTTCGATGGAAGGATTTACTAGTAAAAAAGAGGGTAATACGAATATGAATGATACCGTAACAAAAGAAAAAGAAAAAGAAAATACTACTAGTACTCAAAGTACAAAGAAAAATTCAAGTCAGAATACACCAACAAGTAATGTAACAAAAATTGTAACTCCAATTAATCCAGATGAGGAAGTAAATGTGGATTCTAACTCTACAGAAAATGAAATCCTGAATAGTACTAGTGAAAACGTTACGGATGAACCATTTGAAGTCGGAATGGCAAATGGTAACAAACAAAACTATCGTGTAGACTACGCTTCTAGCATTCAAGACGCCTATCAACAAACCTTGGATACGGATGGAATCAAACGTTTAACTGAAGATACCCAGAAATTATTAAAACAACAACTTCAATTGGCGGATGCAATGAAAACAATTGCTCCATTAATCAATAATATTAAGCCATTGATTGAACAAAGCAAAGGACTGATGGATGGAGTCGGCGGTTTAGATGTGAAAAATTTAGGCACCCTGGCTTCTTCCGCAAAAAGTTTTATGCCTTCTACAAACTAATACTTCTTATCTTGTCTTTTGTATTATATTATACTTTTTTTAAAAGCATAATATAAGAGAGAATTGAATTATGAGAATAATGAAAAAATGCCCGCCAGGTGTTTTATGTATTGAAAATATGACCCTAGCCTTTCTTGTGCTTGCCTTATTTTTAATTTTATATTTTATTTACAGTATCATTAAAGCGCCTGTTTCTACCAATAATAATATCAAGTTGGATAATCATATTACTGAAAAAGTGGTTTTACCTCCGCTACCTCCGGTAAGAGGAGGAGGAGGTTTCGGATTCGGTTTTCTCCCTAGTTATCCTTATAATAATTTACCGGGAGATGTTCTATTAGACCCCTATGTTCCACCTTTAAGCGACGAGAGATATTTTGTTCCACCTCCCGTTGTACCCATTAATATTTCTACAAATATTGGTGCGGTAGATACCAATTACCGACAAGTCGGTATTTTAACTCCCTTGAATAGTAAAGGAGAAATTCTCTCTTTGATGGGACGACCCTTATTTGTGAATCGAGATAAATGGCAATATTATACGATTAGTAACCAGCATAACAATGTGAAACTCCCAGTTTCAAGAGCGGGGCGAAGTTGTACCAATGAATACGGATGCGATAAATTATATAATGGAGATACCATTTTTGTGGAAGGATATAATGAAGCGTTCAAAGTGACCATTTACGATAACGATACCATTAAATATCTACCATATTAGTAGGGGGACTCCCTACGGGTGTCCCCCCTTCCTTACGGGATACCCCCTCCTTGTTAAGGATAAATGCATTTTCCCTTGATAACTTGGCGCGGGATCGACAACAATTTCTAAAATAATATTGTGCTACGCATAATATTATTGTCATTTTCTTTGTAGAAACTCGCGCACCATGTTAATTAAGAAAAAAGCGAGGAGGGGGTATCCCGTAAGGAAGGGGGGAAATACATCCCCCTACCCATAGTAAAAATATTAAACAAAAAGTTCAACAGAAAAATTCCAATAATAAAAAAAATACAAATCAAAAAAATCATAAATGTTTCACTCGTAAAAAAATTTTCCAAATCATTTACATTTTTATTGATATCTTTGTATTTCGTAAAATCATCTTCCTTTGGCGCAGGGGTATCCGATGAACCCGTGGGCTGACATGAAATATAAATATCGCTCTCTCCAGTATTTGTACCCAAAGGATTATAGAATAGATTTCCACCAAACATTGGGTTATTCAAAGGTTGAATCATTGAACTTAATTGTTTCAAGGTTTGACTTGTGAGAGAAATATTCACGGTTTTATCATAGACAATAAAATCTCCTTGAAAAAGTTTGCTCTCTCCATAATAACTGTAAAAAGGACCATTGGGAACAATTTTTTGTAAGGTAAAATTCGTGATTGACAAGTTGGTGGTTCCTCCATTCGAAGGCGCTTTTTTCGACATTTCCGTAATGATATCGGTTATTAAACTGGCCGAAGTAGTCGCAATTCCACTTGTTTGTAAAATAGGAATACTAATGTATAAAGGGTTGCCTCCTAATACTGGAATATGTTCAATTACAATTTCTGCTGGTACACTTTCACCATTCCAAATATGGAGAGAAGGGCTAAATAAAGAAAAGGAAGATACGGTGTATTTCATGGCATTGTAAGTAACGGGAGGCACTTGGTTTTTTTCGGTGATAAAGGTCATTTGATTGGTATTGTTTTTACCAATTAATAAGGATTGATAATAAGAAAAATCAAAGGAACATTTTTGGTCACAATTAGAATAGATATTCGATTTAGAAATATTGATTGGATTTTTCGTTGATACTGGTGGTTTAGTAAAAACATCTGTACTCGAAGCATCAAAAACGGGATTAATGAGATTTTGATTCGCTTCAAAAAAATTGGTATATTTGATTTTTTCATAGAACGAAGGTTGATTTACCATATCCATGATAGATGACATAACTATATAAATATTATATTATTATATAGTAAGAATAATATAATAAAAAATGGTAAACCACTTGAATCATTTAAATTTAACTAAAGGTAAAATAAGTAAATTATATAAAAAAAAGAAACAGACTTTGAAAAAGAAGAAGAATGGGAAGCGTGGCAGACAAAATGGAAGAAGTTATCGAAAAAAGAGACACTTGAATTTGGCGAATAAAACCATGAAAAATATGCAACATGGCGGAGGAATGTTTGATTGGTTTACTGGCAAAAGAAATACGAGTAAAGGAGAGAACCAACCACTAAATAATCAACCCTCTTCCACAGAGAAACCTAGTTTTCTCTCTTCCTTGATGAGAACAAAAACTCCTGCAACGAATGAATATCAACCTCCAGTAATAAATCCTTTGCTTCAACCCAAGGATATTCAACAATCAAATGAAAAACAAGAAAAAATGAATCAGGTTATTCAAGAGTTACGTGAGAAATTAAAGAGAGATAATAAATTACAAGATTCTCCTCATTATGAGAATGATGATGATGATGATGTCTCCAATATTCCTTTTGATGAAGAACCGACTAATAAATCAGTAATGAATCCGATTCATTTGAATCAAGAAAGTACGGAATACGGACAAGAAAATCAAGATACAAATGATTCGTTAATGAATCCGATGCATTTTAAAGAATCAAAAGTTAAGCCTCAAGAAAACCAGGTTCCTCTTCCACAAGAGGAGCATTTGACACCAAGTACGGAATACGGGGAAGTTATTCCAGAGACACCAGAAGAAAATTTGACTCCAGGTATGGAATATAAAACTGCTGAAGAAAATTTAATTCCAAGAATCGAATACAATCAAGTCACTCCAGAAGAAGTTCCGATGGTGAATGAAGAATCGAAACCAAATTGTGAATATTTAAATAAAATAGAAATACCTCAATCACATTGTTTGGATGAAAAAGAATATAAAAAATTAGCGTTAAAATTACACCCAGACAAAAATTTGGCATGTTCTGCGGAAGCGAATAAAAAATTCCAGGAATTAGAAAATCAAAAATGCTCCAATGAAGATGAAGAAGAAGTTCCTGTGCCTCAAGAATATAATGAAGTTACTCCAGAAGAAGAAGTCCCTCAGGTAGTAAAAGAAGAAGTTCCTGAGGTTGTAAAAGAAGAAATTCCTGTTCCTCAAGAAGAAAATTTAACTTCAAGTACGGAATACGGAGAAATTATTCCAGACACACCAGAAGAAAAACATCTCGTTCCTCTTTCTGCTGCTCCTCCTGATGTTGCTCCTGCTGTTGATGCTCCTGATGTCGCTGCTCCTGTTTCTAAGAAGGCGAACGAAGAAGAAACCATTACACCTACGGAGTCAACAGATTCTTCTTTGACGGAATTAACAAATACTTTTGACCAAGAGGTTTCTAGAATGCCATCCGCGGTTTCCAATTCTTTTCAAAATATTATTGATTATGTGTCTAATCAAATTGTGGGTAAATTATCAGGATATTCTTCGGGTGGTTCCGATGAATTGCAAAATGGATTTATTGCCAATAATCTAAATAATCGTAACTTCGGAGTAGGAGGACAGAAGTCTTCTGCTCTTACCTTCGGAAAGGGCAAAACGCGTAGAAATCATAAAAAAGCAAAGAAATATACACGCCGAGTTTAGAATCGATTCCTTATAAATCATAAATATTTGTTACCTTTATAACAAATATTTACTTTACGAAAATGAAAACCGGATTTACACCCTTGAAGATTTATAATGGGACAAATAAATTGTCCTATTATAAATTTAAGGGTAACTGTTACCGATCCCGAAGGGAGAATTGAATGGAGACGCCTCTAAAGAGGCGTGTACCATTTCAAATCTTCATCGGTTTATAAAGGAGATGCGTCGTGAAAGTTATCCAACATTGGTTTATAACTTGGTTTGGTCAAAGTCAAACCGCTTTGAACAATGGGAGCCATTTTACTAACCACTTCTTGTTCTAAAGTATAAGGAAACTGATTCCAAGCGGAGAATTGAGAGAATTTTCTCTCTTCCGTTGGTTCATATCTCTTTAAAGCATCAATTCCGGTGGCCATCGAAGAACTACGAATTAATGTAAAGGCAACGAAAAGTCCTAAAACCGCTAAAATCGGATTGGCATAGCAAAACATAAGAATTACTACCAATAAAACAATGATTTTCCCGTAAACAGTGTCCACTACATTGGCAATGGATTCGGGGGTTTTGTAACCCATAATCAAATAAAGGATAAAGAGAATCGATAGGATGGTCTGTCCTAGATTTTCCTTTTTAATTAATTTTGAAAAACTGTCCATATATCATATATTTATATTTTAAATAAAGGGAACCTAAGGTTCCCCTTTGACCCCTCCTGCAGGGGGACATACGTCCCCCCCTTCCCTACGGGATACCCCCTGATGACAGTTTATCTTTTTAAAACGGCGCGGGGTCGACAACCATATCTACAATAATATTACGCTTTGCATAATATGATTGTCCTTTTCTTTGTAGATACTCGCGCGCCAAAACACTCTTGCAAAATATCTTCAACCTTAACAATGAGGGGGTATCCCTCCCTCCCTCCCGAAGGGACGGAAGGGGGGACTTCTGTCCCCCCACCTTAAAATTGAATTATAAAAAGGGTACAAAGACAATAGAAGAAATATAAATAATAACCAATTTTTTAAAAAAGATGAACATAAATAAAAATCTAAACACCTATCTAGGAAATAAAGGATATACCATTTCAAAAAGCGAATTAGGTTTAGAACAGATCGAACGTATTAAAAAAGAATTAACGGTGAAACCTTATGTTCCTGGTTCGCCCGCCAATAATTCTCAAGTGAGTTTTCCAGTGTATCGCGAATCCGCCAGTAAAATATATATGCCTCACTATTATGGCATTGAAAAATTCGGCCCTCCGAAAGAGATTCGTGTAAGTGCCGGCCAAGACATTGCGTTAGAATTCAATGGACAACTACGTGACTACCAAGCACCCGTCGTCGAGAAATTTGTTCAATACGTAAAAAGTGAGGATGTACCACGCGGTGGATTACTTGAATTGCCTTGTGCATGGGGAAAAACCTCCGCCTCCTTGAATATTTTATCCCGACTCGGGAAAAAAACCATTGTCATTGTTCATAAAGAATTCTTGATGAATCAATGGATTGAACGCATTGGTCAGTTTCTTCCTGCAGCAAGAATCGGGAAAATTCAAGGACAAATCATTGATATTGATGATAAAGACATTGTGTTATGTATGCTTCAATCCCTTTCAATGAAAGAGTACCCTTCCGAACTATTTGATTCCTTTGGTCTAACCATTATTGATGAAGTTCATCATATTTCGAGCGAAGTATTTTCAAATACTTTGTTCAAATTAGTTACTAAATATATGTTAGGCTTATCCGCCACTATGAATCGAAAAGATGGAACCACCAATATATTTAAAATGTTTTTGGGTCAAGTGATTTGTAAAGAAAAACGCGATGATGCGCCTGAAGTCGTTGTTCGTGCCATTGATTATTTTGTGGATGATGATGATTTCAATCACGTATCTTTGGATTATCGAGGAAATGTACAATATAGTACGATGATTTCCAAATTATGCGAATATAATCGCCGAAGTGAATTCATTCTTCGTGTCTTGGAAGATTTATTGAAAGAGAATCCAAATCAACAGATTATGATATTGGCACATAATCGAAATTTATTGAAATATTTCTATGATGCGATTAAACATCGAGGGTTCGCCTCGTGTGGTTATTATGTGGGAGGAATGAAAGAGGCGGCCTTGAAAGAAACCGAATCCAAGAAAATTGTGATTGCAACGTATTCGATGGCTGCCGAGGCTCTAGATATTAAGACGCTAACTACATTGATCATGGCCACACCTAAAACAGATATTGAACAATCTGTGGGGCGTATTTTAAGAGAAAAACATAGTGAACCGATTGTGGTGGATATCATTGACCATCACGATCCGTTTCAAAAACAATGGAAGAAGAGAAAGACATTTTATATGAAAGAAAATTATAAGATCCTTCATATCAAAGACCGAGATTACTTGAATTCTACGATTGAATCGAGACCGTGGACAACGGTGTTTAACCCAAAAGAGGATAAAAAGGGTAAAAAGACAAAAGAAAAAGAAATTTCTTCGGAAAGTAGAGATGATGTTCAAGATTTAAAAGGCACTTGCTTTTTAAAAATAAAGAAATAATCCACTTTTTGGAAAAAAGTGGCGCAAATCCACTTTTAAGAAAAGTGGAGCAAAAATCCAATTAAAAACTATAAAAAACTCAAGCAAAAATTTGATAGAGATTTTTGCTCCACTTTTCTTAAAAGTGGATGTGGCATTATAGTTCAACAAGTTGATAAGCATAGATATCAACTTCATCTTCATCCTCATCGCCATACTCCTGTCGATAATGCTCTCGATCTTCGTCATCCATTTGAAGAAATTTAAAATATTTTTTTTGTAATTTATTTGGAGGAACATTTCGTACCATTCCTGTAAATCGATATCGATATAAATTGGAGATTTGTTCTAAATCAAATTCCATTATTTCATCATAAATTTCCAACGGTAAACGGTCAGTTCCAAGAAACACCCTTAATTCATTTTCTAATTTATCCAATGGAAATCTAGTAGGGGCTCTTAGTTTTTGATTGATATAAACTTTAAACTCTTCGATGCTGAATAAATAAGGTAGTTCATTTAAATTATTAAATATGGTATTTGATGGTGATGCAGGAGTAATTGGCTCAAATCCTAATGTTTTCATTTCTTCCGGAGAGAGTTGTTTTCTACATAATGGACATAAACATTTATTCTTACTTGCCGTTGATCGACACGTATCACTCATACATTTTTTATGAAATTTATGATTACAACTCAGCGTTATATTTTTATCGGGATTATTCATTTCTTCTAAACAAATCGGACAATCCTCTTCTTCTCCTCCCCTCATTGGTCTCCTTTTTCGAATGGTTTTTCTTTTCTTGGTTGGTTTCCTTTTTTGGATGGTTTTTCTTTTCTTCAATGTTTTCCTCTTCTCCTTTCTTCCTCTGTTTTTATTGGTTGCCGCCGCCATATATATATATATAGCCACTTTTTAAAAATCCACTTTTTAGAAAAAAGTGGAGCAAAAATCAATCGGGTTTTTTCTTTGAGTTTTTTTAGTTTTTAACTGGATTTTTTGCTCCACTTTTTTTTAAAAAGTGGATAAAGTGGCTGGCTTAGTGCCCTCTTGAAGGGAATCCACTATTGGTATAGTGATTGTAGTTATCTACGCAATTGACGCAGTTGGACAATGCGGTATAAGGTGGTGGACTGGCCAGAGCAGATTCACTCGCTGGAAGGTCTCCTCCTAAGGAATAGACTTGCGTCATTGGTAAATTATTTTGGTACTGCGAGTATCCACCGCGTAATTTTCTGTGACGAACACGATGTCTTCGACTGCGTGTTCTGTTTTTTACAGTTCTTTTTTTATATTTACCTCCAGCAAGGAATCTGGATTTTCTGCCGCTAAATAAATTCTTGATACTATTTTTAATATTTTTGATTGTTTTTTTTCCTTTCATCTTATATACTTTCACAATATTTTTTATTTTTCTCTTTACACCGTCGGCTATTTCAATAGCCTGGTAACTGTTACCTTTGTGACTAATCAATCGCCGAGTTTTCGGCGATTTACTTGTCCAAAGGTTTAGAGTACTTGTACCGCAACATCCTGAACCTTTCTTACCTCCTACACATTTTCTTGATGCGGCACCGCCTTTTACAGTGGCGTGACCTGACGCAGCATATACATTACTTTTGACACCATAAAACGCCTGTGGATAATATGGTGGACTATTAAGTCCTGAGATTTCATTGCTGCCAAAATTGGCTGGATTGTTGGAACTGGTTGGATTCACATAGTTCGGGTTGGCATTGCTATACATTGGCTTATCTCCCCATCCTAAAAAAGACATTCTTTATATAACATAACATTTTAAGGGAACCTCTATAGAACCGTAGGTTCTATGAGGGTTCCCCTATGACCCCTCCGGCTCCCTTCGGGGATAAATATCCTTGGTAGACAGTAATGATTTTTCGGCGCGCGAGTTTCTACAAAGAAAATGACAATCATATTGTGCTTTGCAAAATATCATTGTAGAAATGGTTGTCGAGCCCGCACCGAGTTATACATAAAATAAAGAGGAGGGGTCAAAGGGGAACCTAAGGTTCCCCTTGGGGAACCCACTTTCTAAATTTCGAATGAAGATAACATTGCATTTTCAAGACTTTTTCTAAATCCACAAACCGATCTTCTTTATCATTTTCGAATTCTTCTTCGTCGTCGCTTTCTTCTAAAGCATCCAAATTCTCATTTTCTTTAATATTTCGAAAAAGTCGATTCATCATGACACTTGTCTTATAGTCTGGAATATAAGCAACATCTACGTATGTATCGTCTTCGTACAAATGATAAATATCATTTTGTAAATCCGCTTTCACATTGAAAAATCTCATTTTTGGAAAAGTTTTGGTTTGAACACGATTGATCGTTGTTGTCGGTTTCACATTGATCTTGAATAGATTATCTTTTTTAGGTGGTTGTTCTTGTGGCATTTCTACTTTTTTCTCAATCAATTGTTCTTGACTCTGTAGATTTGCATACAATATTTTACTAGAAGGTTTGTTTTCTTTTAAAGAACGAATCAAAATACAATAAATCGTCATTTGACCTTGGACTTCTTGTATATTTTCCAACAATTCCTTTTGCGAGGTTCGAAGAATGGGAAGTCCCCATACGATTCTGCTAGAGGATTGATTAGTCAATTGTAATAATGCATGAATCCATTTTAGTTTATCAATAAAAAATCGATGAGAAACATTTTCGTTTTTATAATAAAACACATCTTCGATGGAAATCATTTGTTTTTTCAATGGAGAAAGAAAAACCAAGGTTCCGTAAAAAATCGAGCCATTCCATTCGGAAAACAAAGAATCGAATTCATTGATTTTTTGAACGGTTTCAATTTGATTCCCAGCATTCATGGATAGTGTCAAGGAATAAACATTTCCTTGATGAAACCAAAAAAATGCTTTTCTTCCCTTGGGAATGGCCATAAAGATTTTATCTTTGGTCTCATTTTTATTTGTATCATGATTGACCGATTCATAAACTTTGTTATGAATGACTTTTTCATAAGAAAGTTTAATATTTTTGGGAAATTGTAATAAAAGAGTTTCTTGTGGTTGTTTTGAAAGATTATTCATCTATTTTAGTTTGTAAAGATGTCTTTAAGTTGGTTTCAAATAAAACAAAAATAAAATTCTAGTAAAATGAAAGATAAAATTCCAGGATTTTTGCTCCAGGATTTTTGCTCCAGGATTTTTGCTCCAGGATTTTTGCTCCAGGATTTTTGCTCCAGGATTTTTGCTCCAGGATTTTTGCTCCAGGATTTTTGCTCCAGGATTTTTGCTCCACTTTTTTTAAAAAAGTGGAACCATATTTGAATGTTCTAACAAATAACGCTTGGAACAGGATTCCACGAGAAGTCCGTTGGCATAAATACCGTAGTTGCCATAATAATCATCATTTTTCAAGGCCAAATGATAAATAGTATAGGTACCTGGAACTTTGTATACAGTTGCTCTTTCATCAATGTAAGCATTCAAACGTGGTTTTCCATCGGTTTCGTAAATATCACCAAAATCTTCCATGGTTTTCTCTCCTTGTTCTTGGGTTAGCCAGTCTACCAAAATGGAATGGCAACCGGTAATGATAAGAGGCTCCAAGACATCTGGATAATTCTCTTTTGTACATTCATAAAGTTGGTCTTTGATACGTTCCTTGGATGCTTGGTGTACCATTTCACTTTTGCCAAGGATTTCAACCGGTAAATAATCATGTTTCAATGTTTTAATTAAATCGCCTTTACGTAAATCTTCAATCAATTTATATCCTTGATCCGTTAGAATTTTAGTACCTTCTTTGAAACAAGGGAGATATTCTGGACTTGTGTATATACCACTCGCTCGTTGAGCAATCACTAAATTTAACCCATCCGAACTACTTGCAACACGCATTTGACCACTACCAGTAAAAGGAACCGTTTGTGTTGTCCATGTTAGACCATAATTAATCGAAACTTTAACAAGTGTATTATCATTACTAACAATTAATTTTGATCCATCTGCACTAGTTGCAACTGATAACCAAGTGCTGTTACCAGAACTATTGGAATTGGTTGTCCAGTTTGCACCATAATCATTGGAAGTATATACAAAACCACTAAAAACACAAGCGACTAAATATTGACCAGTGGAACTACTTGCCACACTTATCCAGTTTTGAACCGATGCAAATGTTCTTGTCCAATTTACACCATAATTGGATGAAATATAAATACCACCAGTAACAGCAGTAGAAGAAACCGCGACTAAATATTGACCGGTGGAATTACTTGCCATAGAAGTAGGCGCAAAGGTTGCTCCTGCTTGTATTGTCCAGTTTACACCAAAATTACTTGAAGTATAGACACCAGGAGTAGTTGTTTGACTATAAGCAACTAAATATTGTCCAGTATAGTCACTTGCCGCACAACTCCAATATGAATCAAATGCTCTTGATGTCCAAGTTACACCATAATCTGCGGAAGTGTATATATTACCACCCATATTTCTACTTGGACAAGCCAATAAATATTGACCAGTAGAACTACATGCAACGGAAGACCAAGTTGTAAAAGGTGCAGTTGTTTGGGTCCAGGTTCTACCTCGATTCGTGGAAGTATAAATATTAGTTCCAAAATTACTACCATTTCCACCACCTGAAACTAAAAAATTTCCGTCTAAACTAGAAGCGATAGCAGTATAATTCACTACAGGAGCGGATGTTTTTTGCCAAACATAAGACATTTCTATTATATATTATTATAACATTTTTATTTTTTTTTATTTTACTATCAGGGCTTGGTGAATTAAAAAGTCGGTTTTAGAATATCCAACGGGGTAGAATCTAAAAAATCAATACTTGTGGAAGAATTCAATTCATTTACATGAGGAGAACTTTGCATTTGTTTTTTCAAGAAACTCTTCAATTCATCTTTCATGGAATAAGGGTTCTCGCTCGGTAAGAGAGAACTGAGTTCAATCATCTCTTTTTCTTTCTCTCTTTCTTTCTCTCTCCCACTTGATGGACGATGAATCACATCATAAATTGCATCATATTTTTCCGTATGAATATTGACTAAATCTTTTATTTTTGGTGTGGTCAATGTATTTTTGAAAAAAGTAATTAAATGATGGACTAAAAAAATAAAAATAAAAGAGAGAATCACTATTTGTATGGACCAAAGAAACATCTTATACTAAAACATCTAAAAAAACGAATGATTTATTACGTAGAGTGGGGGGACGTACGTCCCCCCTACATCCCCCTCCGTGTTGTATTGGATTGATGATTTCTTGAATTGACTAGGCGCGAATATCGTACAAGAAAACTTGACAATGAGGTTTGACGCTTCGCGTAAAATCGTTGTGAAAAAGCCCGGCCCGAAGGGTACCGCGCCCGGGGGTGCTTTGGTGTGTAAGTATTTTATTTTTATATTTATTTTATTATCATATATAGTAATAAAATAAGTAATTATTTATATATTTTTGACACGATGCAACCCAATCACCCCCGGGCGCGGTACCCTTCGGGCCGGGCTTTTTCACAACGATTTTACGCGAAGCGTCAAACCTCATTGTCAAGTTTTCTTGTACGATATTCGCGCGTAGTCAATTCAAGAAATCATCAATCCAAAACAGCAAGGAGGGGGTCGTAGGGGGGATGTACATCCCCCTACTAAAAGGATTTAAATAGAATTTATTATTATTAAATATCCATTCCAAAAGAATAAATGACCAGTCCAATTCCTTTCGCGCTTACGGTGTTAATTGTAGAAAAACTAGGAAATGTAAAAACCTTATCGGTGAAGGATTACAAAGAAGAAGAATTATATAAAAAATGCGGTTTTAAAAAAGCAGGAGATTTTGTCAAACAAACCGAATGGAAAAAAGTGAAAATCGATGGCAAACGATATTTTGTGACTTTATTTGGAAAAACCGATGGAAAAGCAGGAGGCGAAAATAAATATGATTTTCCACCACCCGTTGACAATAGTTTATTCTTTGGAAGTTGTTCTTTAGTTGCAAAAGTACAAGAAAAAGAAGGCGGAGAACTTCTTTACACGAATTTAAGTGTGGAGTTATGGAATAAAATCTATGAAAAATTATTTGGTGGTTTTGAAGATTTAAGCGCAACTTTCAAAGAAGACGAAGAAGAAATGGATGAATTGGCTTTGATTCCCAAAGAGAAAAAAACCAAAGATGGGTATTTGAAAGATGGATTTGTCATCGATACGAGTAGTAGTGACCCGGAGGGAGAAGAAGATTTAGAAGAAAGTAATGAATTTGAAGACGATACCGAAAACTCCGACGAAGATGTTTTAGAAAACCTAGGAAGTGAATTGAGTGAAGAGGCCTACTTATAAAGGGAACCTCTATAGAACCGTAGGTTCTATGAGGGTTCCCCTTTGACCCCTCCCTTTGCCCTTCGGGGATGGATATTATTGCATAAATCTGCGTAAATATCGTACGAAGAAACTTAACAAAGAATTAATGCTTCGCAAAAAACTTGTTGTCAAGTTTCCTTGTAAAATATTCGCGCAGATTTATGCAATCATTTTACATAAATATTTCTCCCCGAAGGGCCGTTTTGCGCCACTTTTCCAAAAGTGGCAGGAAAATTGATTTAAATACTTCTTTAAAGATATATGATAAATATATATCCTTTCTTAGAAGTTACCATCTTACAAAAAATGTCACTTTCTCTTCGTATCCTTGAACATCCAGAAGTTTTTCGTGAACGAATCACTGAAAAAATTGACGTCTTATTAGATTCAAAGAAAGACAGTATCAATATGGAAAGGGCCATTTATAATTATACCTTGAAAGAAGCCACTTCCAAAAAAGTTATTAAAAAATGGGACAATCCCATCTTTATTCAAATTTATGTGAATCATTTTCGTAGTGTCTATTTCAATTTAAAACCGTCATTGATTGAAAAAATAAAAAACGGAGAAATCCTCTCTCAACAAATTCCTTTTATGACCCATCAAGAATTACAACCCGAAAAATGGTCAAAACTCATTGAAGCCAAAATAAAACGCGATAAAAGTAAATTCGAGAACCATGTGGAGGCTTCTACCGATACCTTTACTTGCAGAAAATGTAAAAGTAATAAATGTAGTTATTATGCTTTGCAAACAAGGTCTGCGGATGAACCGATGACCATTTATGTCACATGTTTATCATGTGATAACCGATGGAAGACCCAATAAGTGGGGGGACGGAAGTCCCCCCTTCCTCCCCCTCCTTGCTGTTTTACCTTGTTAACTCGGCGCGGGCTTTACAACATTCTATACAATCATATTGTGCTACGCATAATATCATTGTCTTTTTTCTTTGTAGATACTCGCGCGCCAAAAAATGTTATCAAAACACTATCGCCCTTAACAAGGAGGGGGTCTACCGTAGGCAAGGGGGGACTCCCTACGGGCGTCCCCCTACCCCCCTACCCCCCTACCAAATTCATGAATAAATACGATGAAAGTCAACATTACCATCATCCATAATAAAAGTTCAATCACCCAATCCCAATTTTCGTTATCCATAAATCTTATTCTTTCTTTCCATCGAAGGTCTAAATCCTTTTTTTTATTGTATTCATAAAGATAATATCGAATCGTTTCATCCGGAAATTCTCTCCCCACTTTCCGAAGAAACATGCCCTTCTTATTTTGTTTCAAGGCATCTTGAATAAACATACGATTTTCTGTGGTGTCATGTCGAAAAACATATGGACTTGTTGAACTCGACATTCTTGACCAATCGGTTAAATGTGTCACTTCACATTGAATGCGAGGTAACAAACTGTACACCTTGAAAATAATCGCAAAAATACTTTCATTCGCCAATCCACCACTACAAATCAAATGGTATAAATCTTTTTTTTCTTGCATGAATTTTTGAAATAATAAAACATGTTCTCTCTTGACAACAAACCAAGGAGTATTTCCCAAATGTAAATCGGTAGGTAACAAAACCAAATTGGCTCGTTTATGGTAAAAGGGATTCCACCAAGCAAATCGCCAAGATAAAAGCGTGTTTCGATAATTCTTGAAAAAAAGATATCGAAACCGTCGTGGAGAGACAATCGGACAACACGAATCGGTCAATAAACAAAACCATTGATTATTCGGGTCCTTTTTATAGGCAAAGGAGAGAAGATTCATATATGCGGGAACCACATGTAAATAACTCGTTTTCACAATGTATTCAGGGTCAACTAAATGGGATCGGATCCAAGGAGACTCGATTTTACGCTTGTCTCGATAAAAAAAATAAACATTGATAATGTCTTGATTGGCATCAATCCATTCTCTCCAAATTGCCTCTTTATTTAATACGTGGTCATAATTGATGATAAAACAAAGTGCCACTTTGGGTTTGGAAAGGCTGGTATTTACAAAAGAAATAAGTTCGTTCATTTTTTATTGTTGATTGTTTTATTATTTGTGATTATTTTTTATATAATCGTATAGATATAAAATGTATATACTATTTAAATATTTTCTTTTAATGTTTTTATTTACAAATTTAATAAAATATTCATTACCTATTCAAAATCGAAGAAGATTTGGAAAATGGTATTTATCTACAAAAAAACCAGGTCACTATATTATCAATAAGAAAAAAGATAAAAAAAAGATCAATGAAGAGAATGAAAACTACTTGATTCAAAATTCGTTCTTGAAAAATAAACGTCTTATTTCCATCTCTCCTGGAGGATTCAAAGGATTTTATTTATTCGGTGTTTTGTCTTTTATCAAAGAAAATTATGATACAAGCAATTTCATCTATTCGGGCGCTTCTGCGGGTGCGTGGAATGCCCTTTTTATGTGTCTAAATGAAGAAAAAGAAAAAGAAAAAGAGAAAGAGAAAGAAAAAGAAAAAGAGAAAAACACTTATTTCAAAACGCTTATGATGGATGAAGAATTAAAAAAAACCGCAACCATTTTTGACTTTGAAAAAAGAATGAAAACCAAGTTACTTGCGCATTACAAAGGTAAAGATGCGGACTTTGATTTTCGACGTCTTTTTATTGGCGTCACCAATGTCAATGAAAAATATCAATGGACAACTACCATTTACAATAATTTTGAAAATTTAGAAGATGCCATTGATTGTTGTATCGCCAGTTCTCATATACCTTTTATTACAGGAGGAATGATGAATCGATACAATGATCGTATCAATTTCGACGGTGGATTCAAGCAAAATCCTTACTTGAATATCAAACAATCTATTTTACATGTATCCCCTAGTATGTGGATAAAAATAAAGGATAATATGAAACAGGATAATGGGATTCCAGTGAAATCAAAACCTTCTTTTTTTCATAGAATTCAGAATTTTTGGAATCAAACCACGCTTTTCAATAAAAATAATTATGATTTTTTTCAATTATATCAATACGGATATAACGAGGCGAGAGAAAATAAGGCAATCTTAGATGATATTATTATACATAAGAACTACTCTACGAATTATTATTATACGTAGGGCCCTACCTCTAACCTAAAGCAAATCCAAATCGCGTAAATTCCAGTATTCACACGTTCCATTTGACAAAGGTCGACGAATAATAAAAGGAATTTTCTTCTCTTTCAATTCCAGTTCAGCAATCATCGAACCTTCAATCAAATTCTCAGGGACTTTAATAAAAGGTTTGGCACCACATTCAATTTGTTTGGCACGTTGTCCTAACACACGCGCCTTTTCAAATTTGGTTAGATAACTGGCGGTTCGATGTAGCGGGTCAATAATTTGTCCATTTTTATCTCGTACAATTTTAGTTAATACCGCAATTTCGTCATAATTATGAATCATGGATTCGGGATGAAAAGTCATCAAATAATTATGATTGATGTCCGCATTAAATTTCTGTAGATAATTGCCATTTTCATCTTCTTCGTCATCATCGGAATCATTAAATTCTTGCAAAAGACTATTTTTTTTCATGTTTTCTTCTAACAAAGTATTGCTTGGATTTTTTAAAAGACTGTTTTTTTTATTTTTCATTGTTTTTTTGTTTTCATAATCGTCCTCCTCCTCATATCCTGGTTCCTCTACATCTTCGTCTAAATCCTCGTCCTCATCCAAATCTTCGTCCTCATCTAAATCTTTTTCTAAAACATTATTTTTACCTCCTCCTATAAAATCGGCGTCTTCTTCTTCTACATCAATATCGTCATCGTCGTCATCATCTTCAATATCGATATCATCTTCTTCATTTAAATTCGGAGTCGTCTTTTTCACAAAGGAAGGTAAATTGGGGTTTAATGATTTCTTTAAAAAGGAGGTTTTTGGGGTTTCTTCTTCTAAGGAATCATTGGTACCCAAAGAATCATTATCACTATATTCGTCATCACTCATTCTTATATTTACTAGGTAAAATCTATTTATACTTTAAATAAATATAAATATATTCATTCGGTTTCAATTTTCTCTTTTCTTTTGTTTTCTTCCTTTTCTTTTTTTAATTTATGTTATTTGGTTATCTTTATCATAACCATAATAGACCCCTCCTACTTGGGCATCTAATTCTGGAATCAAGCGATTAAGATCGAAATGTAATAATCCCAAAGTTGCAGCAAAGGATGCAGAAGTAGGGGTTAAGGCTTTTGAACTTGTCTTACCAACAACGGTTGTTCCACTTGTTTCAACACTCGTTTGATGATAAGTAGTTGTATCCTGTGAAAATTCAATTGGTAGAGTAATCAACGCATCCCCGTCTTTGTCAGGAAATGTAAGAGTAATCATTAATTTGGCTTTAATGACGCTTGTCACTGGTTTCATTTCTCCTGGGTTCAAATTGGGGTCTAAATTGGTAAGAAGAGGCTGAATCAAAGATGTAAACAAATTTGTAAAAACTTCTGCGAATGTATTCCCTGTTGCGCTTCCAGAAGAAGAAAAATCAAAAGAAAAATCGTCGCCATCTGTTGTACCAGGATGATTACCTGGGGTTGCTGCACAAGTGCCATATAAACTACTATTAGCATAAATACCCATTTTTTATAATATAGAAAAAGATTATAAAAATGAAAGATTTTTTTCTAAATTAAACGCACTTACAATAAAATCAAACAAAAACGAACTAGGTCCAAACGGTATCACAAGTAGAGCATAAATACACATATTTCATATTTTTATCATCATAACGAATATAAATAATTTCACGCGCTTTCTCTTTGGTATTGGTCTCACATTCCGCATTGGGGCATAAAATATTATTAATACGAGGTAGAGTTGGATCCAATTTCGTATATTTATTAATGACGTGGTGAAACGATTGTTCCGATTTCTTCAATTGGGTTTTGGATACACATACATTATCGGTAGAAATGCTGGCATCTTCATTGCCGCAGTGACGACAGTAATAAATCAATTTATTTGTATCATTCGCATTAATACGAATATAATACATATTTTGACAAACAGAACAGAAATGCATTTTATAATAAGTAAATACTTTTTATGTAATATTATTTAATTCATACTTTTTAAATGGTTTCATCTTGTTTCAATTTTCTTTAACCAAAGATTGCTTTATCAATTGTGGTTGGAACACAAAACATACGATGAGCAACAATCCCTAATACAAATACAAAAATGAGCGTATAAATCAAAGAAATTTTTGGAAGAAAGTAATGAATCATAAAACCAAGTAATATTGTCAATAATACATCCACGACGGCAATATTAAAAATTCGGTAAGAATGCGGGCCTTCCCTTGGTTTTCCCAAGATATCTTTGTACCGGCAAAGATTTGGATACATGCCCCCTGAGGGGGCTGTATTCAAATCTGTAACCGGTAAATTAGTTGAAAATTCATCCACTTCCTGAAAGGAAGATGAATTTTTCAACGGCATGTATTTACACAACATTTCTATACTAAAGTTATATTTTCTTTTTCTTTTTCTTTTTCCATTGTATTCTCCAAAGTCAACTTGATTTCTTTCAATCGCACAACGGTCAAAATATAATCCACTGAAACACGCATATTATATAAACTTGTGGTAATGGGACAACTAACTCCTCCCGCAGTTTCTTTGGCCTTTTTCTCTCCAAACGCCAAAAGCGCTTCATAGTTTTCTAAAAACCGGGTTTTCAAAATCGATTCAAAGAGTTCCATTGGAAACGAAAAATAAACTCCCGATCTTTTTTCCAAAAGATCGCAAACGGCCACGTCTAGATTGGCATATTCAATGATTTCCGTATATTTATTAAAATCCTGATGCGTTTTATGAACCCCGGGTTCATTCAAAAGCGGATCTTTGGAAAAAAGAGTACAAAGCGTGAGTAAAATGGTTGTCGTGGTTTGACAAGCGGACCATTGATCACCGTGCCACGTATTCAAAATACTCACACAGACTTTGCCGCATTTATATAAATTGGGATTGAAACGGACTCCTCTGCCATTCGTTAAAAAAGTGACTTTGGGTGGACTATACGGGTAATCGACCGGATAATCAAATTGGAAAAAGTAATAACCGCCAAAATAAGGCGTATCTTCCGGACCGATGATAAGCGCATAGCCCTTCAACATATCTTGATCATCGTGAAGATAATAAATTCCGTTTTCCGTCAACGGATTTTTCATAATTTGTTTCACGTCTTTTAGAAGCCTCGTAATCGTATCTTTGCTTATGATTTTGTTGGAGGAAGCCATTTTTCTCTCTTGTTAAATAAAAAATTGGTTTATGTTTAATATGTTTTAGATGATTGAATATTTGAATCATTGATTCTTATTACAAAAAAAAATCTCTAATATTATTTATTATACAATTTAGATTTACACCTTTGTCCCATTAAAATCGTAAACCGGTTTACGCCCTTGAATATTTATAATGGGACAAATTATTTGTCCCATTATAAATTTAAGGGTAACTGTTACCGATCCCGAAGGGAGAATTAAATGGAGACGCCTCAAAAGAGGCGTGTCCCATTTCAAATCTTCACCGGTTTACACCTTTGTACATTCAAAACGCCCACTTTGTGGGCATCCCTCCCGAAGGGAAGGGAGCGTGGCAAAGGAAACACTTACCACGCACTTGAAATGTGCGAAGGTGTAAGAATAAATCCGCACTTTAATTCTTCAAAGGTATAAAGGCAAATTGTTGAATTAATATATATATGGAAGTTCCGCAATCTAGACCTCTTCGTATAGAAGATTTTTTAGAGACGAATACTAAAAATAATAAAGATAATAAAAACTATTCTCACGATGATATTATATCTAAGAATCAACAAGAATTTGGTCATAAGAAAAGAATAAAACCCTGACGCACTGGAACAAAAAGTCAACAACAAATAGCACCTAAAGGTTTTAAGAAAGGTTTCAGGGGTTAAACAAATTACACCGATGAACGGGAGGATTGCCTTTCCATTCATTTATCAGTAACAGTTGCCCTTCCATATTTTTTGGGACGCTTGAAAGCGTCCCATTATAAATATTCAAGGGTGTATATGTAGATGACGTAATTTAATTCATTTTAGATTATTGACAACATATGATTTTTAGAAAATATCCAGAAAATTGAAGTATTTTTCCATAAACAAAAGAATTTAAATACTTGACAATTACAAATAAACGAAGAATCGAAAGAATGAAATTTACGCATAACATGAAAATTTTAGTCATTGACCCGGAAGAGAACATCGTGGAAGACGAAGAATTATTAGATCTCATAAAAGAAAAACTACGAGAACCCTATACACAAATAATAACCATACCAAACATTAGTCATCAATGGAAAGTAACTGTGTTTTGGGAATTCAAACGGTTAACAAAACTACAATCCTACTTTATGGGCGATTTATTTGCTTGTCCTTCTTATAGTTTTGAAAATCTCATTTATGAACATACGGAAAAAACATTAAGAGAAATCGAATTAGAATTGAAAAACAAAGGGTTATGCAATATCCAACATAGAATCCGTTTTCATATTTCAAAAATGCCCGATGAAATGTGTGTTTTGAGAGAAAATAATGTCACCATTTAAATAATCACTATAAAAAATATGATATTAAACATATGATAAAATGTCATGGTAAATGATGATGACCCAGAATTTTTAATTATCTTTTTTCTCTTGGCCTATTTACCCCCAAAAAAATTGCAAGTTTTTTCGAGTTTTCAAAAGTGTTTTTCAAAAAGTTTTTTTCTTCCAAAAAATAAAAAAATAAAAAAAACCAAAAACACTTTTGAAAACACGAAAAAACTTGCATGTGACCATTCGTTCAGACTTTTGAATGTTGCAAATCTATCTTGACCATTTATGCATTCGCAACCAACTGTTTTACTCTAATAATTATTTTCTCAGTGTAAGGATCAATGATTTCTTTAATATCATTCATATAACTATTGATATAATCCGCAAAAGAAATGAAAAGGATGTAAAGACCAGCAGAATAACATACTTTACGGTCTAAATCCGTAAAGGTGATTTCATATTTTCGATAACTGTTGAATCGATAGATAAGGAAAAGCGCTAAACCGATTTTCACGAAAAAATTGAAATCAGTGAAAAGCGTTGGTTTTTCTTGAAAAAACCCGACCAAAAAGAGTACGACTGTGATTTTGGTAACCCATCCAAAATAATATAAGAATTTGGTTTCAAAATGATAGAGTTGTTTATTATCAATTAACGGATCTTTTACTTTGTTGGACATCAAGAGAGAGAGAGAGAGAGAATATATATATATCCACTTTTTAAAAAAAAGTGGAGCAAAAATCCAGGGGGAAAATTTTTATAAAAACTTGAGAGAAAACGCTATAAAAAAAATAAGAGAGAAATCCTTATAAAAAACACGAGAGAAAAATCCTTGTAAAAACGATAAAAAACCACACTGAAAGATGCCCGGGTGGTTTTGCGCCACTTTTCCAAAAGTGGCTAGAAAATTGAAATTCAAAATTAAGAATATTAAAAGGGAAAAAGAAATAGAAATATCTTGTTATAATATATTAAGCATATGTTGTTATCATCTAAATATACAAATTTGAATGATTTCCTCATAAAGCATAATGCAGCAAAAAATAAAAATATGAATAAAAATGATGATGAAGAAAATGGTGGAATGATCACACATACGAGGATTGGTAATAAAGATTTGGGTATTTATGGCGGAGCGTATACCATTCCCAAGGAAGAATTGCCCGTTTTCTATGACTTGTATTATCAAGACGTAATCTTGAAGAAAAAAGCAGAGTATTTGACGGAGAAACAAATCGAGGACGGGCCCTTGTTAGTAGATTTGGATTTTCGTTATGATTATGAAGTGGAAACGAGACAACATACCAAGGAACATGTCGTCGACCTGATTTCCTTATATTTAGATGAATTAAAAACCCATTTTGTAATGAAACCCGAAGTACCATTTGATGTTTTCATATTTGAAAAACCAGAGGTGAATCGAGTCGAAGATAAAACAATCACCAAAGACGGAATTCATATGATGATTGGAATCCAAGTCGATCATATCGTGGGTACCATGATTCGTAAGAAAATCATTGATAAAATCAGTGACGTATGTGACTTGCCTTTGACCAATACATGGGATACGGTCTTGGATGAAGGGATTAGTAAGGGAACCACCAATTGGCAATTGTTTGGGTCCAAGAAACCGAACAATGAAGCATATGATTTAACTCAACATTTCGTGATTGAATTCAATGACTGTGATGGAGAATTTATGATGGAATCCAAAGATGTTCAGGAATTCAAGAGGAGTTTAGAAAAGAATTTCTGTAAATTATCTGCACAAAATTCGAAACTTCCAAAATTCGAGATTCATCCGAAAATTCAAGGTGCTTATAAGAAAATGATGGACGCTGCTTTGAAGAAAAAACCAAAAATGAGTTCAAGTAATACAAAAACAAATTCAGACAAAAACAAAGAAAAAGAAAAAGAAAAAGAAAAAGACAAACTAGAAAAAGACACAGAAGATATTCATGTAAGTGATTTAGAAGATGATGACGAAGAAGAAAATGAAGAATCCATTTCATTAGGTGAAATATCGAATGCGGAAATGTTGGAGAAAGCGGTGAATCAAATGTTGAAACGATTAAAATCGAATGAAAGCGACATTTTGGAGACGCATCAATATACACAGATTTTGCCTGCCAAATATTATGACCCAGGTTCACATACGTTGAATCGTGGTGTTGCTTTTGCGCTTAAAAATACGGATGAACGGCTGTTCTTGTCTTGGGTGCAATTGAGAAGTAAAGCACCAGATTTTGATTACGATACCATTCCGGAATTATATGCGACTTGGAAAAAGTATTTTCATAAAAAGGAAGACGGTATTACAAAACGTTCCATTATGTATTGGGCAAAACAGGATGCGTATGAAGATTATTTGAAAGTGAAAAACAGTTCCATCAATACGTTTATTGAAGAATCCTTGAATTCCGCCACGGATTTTGATTTTGCGCAAGTCTTGTATCAAATGTTTAAAGATAAATATGTTTGTTGTAGTATTCAAAACAAGACCTGGTTTATTTACAAGAATCATCGCTGGGAACCAGATAAAGGAATGACGCTTCGTATGGCGATTTCGAAAGATATGTTTAATTTATTTCATTTGAAAATGGAGGAAATTGCAAATGAGGTACATCAATGTACCGAAGATGAAGAGAAAAAAGATTATTTGAAGAAAAAGGCCGCTCAAATTTCAAACATTTCAGCGAAATTGAAAAAGACGAATGATAAAAATAATATTATGCGTGAAGCAATGGAACTCTTTTATGATAAGGATTTTATTAAATGTATGGATACGAATAAATATTTAATGTGTTTCAACAATGGGGTAGTGGATTTCAAGAACAAGATTTTCCGCGACGGTTATCCTCAAGATTATATTACCAAGACAACGGGAATTCGATATGAACCTTATCAACCCGACGATCCAAAACATGCAACACTTGCAGCGGAAATCAAAACCTTTATGGAAAAATTATTTCCGATTGCTTCCTTGAATCATTACATGTGGGACCATTTGGCTTCTTGTTTAATTGGCGTCAATATCAATCAAACTTTTAATATTTATCGTGGAAGTGGCAGTAATGGAAAATCGATTTTGGCGGATTTAATGTCCTTGACATTTGGTGAATATAAGGGGACGGTGCCGATTACATTAGTGACTGAAAAGCGAGGTAATATCGGGGGTACTTCTTCGGAAATTGTTCAATTAAAAGGGATTCGATATGCGGTCATGCAAGAACCGTCGAAGAATACAAAGATTAATGAAGGGATTATGAAGGAATTGACCGGTGGTGATCCGCTTCAAGGTCGCGCTTTGTATTCGGAAAGTGAGACGTTTGAACCGCAATTCAAATTGGTGGTTTGTACCAATCATTTATTTGATATTCAATCGAATGATGATGGTACATGGCGTCGTATTCGAATTTGCGACTTCTTGGCGAAATTCGTGGATGAAAATGAAAAACATACCGATGATACACCTTATGTTTTTCCAAAAGATAAAGATTTAAAAGATAAATTGCCAAAATATGCGCCGGTTTTTATGAGTATGCTTGTGAAACGTGTATTTGAAACGGATGGTCATGTCAAAGATTGTGATGTGGTGACTGCTGCATCGAATCGTTATCGCCAGGGTCAAGATGTCATTGCTGGATTTATGAGTGAAATGATTGCAAAAACCGGAAATACCAAGGACCGAATCAAGAAACAGGAATTAGCACAGCAATTCAAGATCTGGTATCAACAAGAACAACAATCTGGGAAATTACCGAAAAGTCAGGAGATTTATGATGTCATGGATAAGAAATTCGGTATTTGTAAATCAACTGGATGGCAAGGAGTGAAAATCAAGTATACAGAAGAAGCGGATGAGATGGAAGATTTGTAAAAGAGAAAAGAGAAAAAGAGAAAAAGACAAAGAGAAAAGAGAAAAAGAGAAAAAGACAAAGAAAAAACAACAAAAAAAATTAATCAGCCCTTTCAGGAGATAAATATTCAAGGGTAGAAGGATTTTCTTGGGACCAATAGAACCAAGAAAATATTTTTTTTTCCAACTCAATCAAATAAGAAATTGTAAAAGGATAAATACATAATAAAATCAAGAGAATGATATAATTTCTTCTAGGGGTTTCCCAAGGTAATAAAAAAAGTCCGATTACAAATCCAATAATAATAAGGATATAAAAGAAATTAAACCAATAATACCAATACTGTAAATTGTCAAGCATTTGATTTTCATAGATACTTTTTCGATTATTCGTAATAATAACTCCTGAAGTTGCTGCAATATCTTTTTTCAATAATTCATTTTCTTTGGAAATGATTTCATAAAGTTCCAAGACATTGACATTATTTGTTAATAAATTATTATATGTTTGTAGAATGGTATTTATATCTGAAACATCTCGTTGAAAATCTTGTTTGATTATTTCGATGATTTGATAAGATTTCGAATCATTTAACATTTGCTATATTATTCAAATATTTTTCTTTTCCTTTTTGCATTTTCCCTTTTTGTCTTTCCCTCTTTCCCTTTTTGTCTTTTTCCCTTTTTCCCTTTTTCCCTTTTTCCCTTTTTGTCTTTTTCCCTTTTTTCTAAAATCCATTAAATTGGACAAAGGATTGTCCACTGGTTGGTTCAGGAGACCAACCTAATGTAACATCTGGTTTTTTATATCGATTTTCTAATTCTGGTTTTGTAAGAGCATCTATGATTGGGTTATTACTATTTGGAGAACCCGAACCACTTGTTAAATTTTGAAAACTTTCTGGATAATGACTCATTCCATAAATGGTAGAAGAAAGATTATTGGATACTGTAGAAACTCCACTAATTAACCCAGTAGAAGCCCTGGAAATACCTTTGGAAATATCATCCGAAAAAACAGTATATACATTGGAAGAATTTGCATTATTTACTAATACGCCATTATTTGCATTGGTTGGATACATTTTCCCATTTGGAACACAAATATTTAGACTAGCATCATAGGTGGAATAATCATCGCAACAAGCCTGACCTTGACAAATCGATGAAAGATCGTTGGACCTAGGATTCGCCCAAGGGTCCACATAATTTGCACTGGCATCTGTATTTGGTTTAGGCGCAGTTGAGACATCAAAACTCCAATAATATTCGTCATACATCATATTATCGCGTAACCACATATAGTAAAGTCTAGGTAACAGATTCCATAATCCGATAATAATAATTAAGAAAAACAAGGTAGTAAATGCCCAACCAGGTAAGAAAGCATTATTACGTAACCAAACAACCAGAATCAATGGAATCAATATCCACAGAATAATTTGAAAGATTTTGCTATGATTCGAATATTTCTGTGAATAATAATTATTAATTTCAATCAAACGAAATTTATTATTCTTTTCTTGTTCCATTTCTTCTAATTTTTTCTTGGATTCATTTAATTCTTGTTCTACAATGGAAATCGTTCGTTTCTGCTCGTCCAATGTTTCACTGGAATTCGTAAGCATGATTCCATAGGTTTGATTTAGATTTCCAAGAGTTTGATAAAGATTCACACGCATTTGAGAGAGTTGGTTTATTTTTTCGATAATTTCATTTCGTTGTTCTTGTGTTAAATTTGGATTTTCTTCTAAATTACTAAACATTTCTTGTTCCAATTTTTGTAAAGATTGTATATCGATCAATATTTGTGTATTATTATCAGAAATTGTCATTTATATATAAATAATAAGAATATTATATCTTCTTATTATTTATTTTATTTTTCTCCATTTTTTCCAAGTCCTTGTTTTCATTCATTCATCATTTTTATTTGGAATTCATTACTTTGAGAGCAACCATGGCAACACCAAGAAGTAAAATGGCATATAATAAATAAGTATAATTTTGACTTTTTACCACGAGGTCACTATCTTTTAATATATTGGACACATTTTTATTCGTAGTTTTAGAATACTCTTTTAATTTTTCCTTTATTTCATCATATTCACTGATGTATTTTTTAATATTAGTATCTATATCAACAGACTCACGATTGACATTTTGAGTATTCGCGTTATATAGACTCGTGTTTGTATTTATTTGTTGAGATAATAATTTGAGACGGTCTTCTAACTGGGACAAGACGTTTTCTTGGACCGGGTCAGAAGAAGTATTTGCATTTGCATCTGCATCTGACGAAGAAGAAGAAGAAGACGTAAAGTTTTCAATAAAGGAATTGAACCCATATGGATAATCCGTATTTAATCGAGTATTTGGAACAGTCTTACCACTATTTACATAATGAGACCAAGTATTAGAATCAACATTCACTACTTTTCGATTGGTAGCAGCAGTGCCAGGAGTTAACTTTTTATTACGAAGATTTAAACTACGATTTGGATTCGGTTGTTTTTCACTATTGGGATAAATACCTGAATTTTTTGGATAACAAGTGGAGGTAGAAATATCAAAAACATAACCATAACAATCCTCTATATTATTACATGTTTCTTGACACATTTGATCACTCGCATTTCCATAAGAAGAATTTGGAATATCATTCCCCATATTATCATAATTGGTTAATGTACTATACGTAGTTGATAATTGAGAAGTTGAGTTTGGATAATCTGATAATACACCATTTGGATTGACATAACCCATTTTTCCAATATCCGATAAGGAACCTCCTTGAGTTACTTGATAAAGGGCATTGACTCCTATATTTCCATAATTAAACCCGTCCTTTCCTTTTATACAAGGTTCAGCCATTCCAGAATTACTAATTTGGTCGATACTGTTACTTACGAGACACTTGGCCTGTGGATTTCCAGATAAGGGATCTGTTTCCATTTGAACATTTTGTAAACCGAAAAAAGAAAAACCATTTTCTTGTGCATATTGTTGACAAGAAGCCATATTATACGTCGCGGAACCATTATTGACGACAGTCATTTTACTTGTATCATTGTAACAACCTAAATAAGGAGAATCGGAGTTATTTTCATAAATTGCATTTTCCCAATCACGACCATACATTTTTCCGTCATTACCAAGAGTACTTGTATTGGAGTTTCCTAAACTGGTCGATTTATTTACATCATTACTTACAAAACATTGTGATTTTTGGGTTTCATCATTAAAATATTGCAATCCGAAATATTGATTCCCACTCTTTAATGCCTCTTGTGAACAAGAATTGTAATCATAGGTTCTACTTCGATTATTGATTGCTTTCATGGTTCTGTTATAACTATCACGATAACTACCTAGATAAGTGGAATCTTGGGTTTTATATACCGCGGTATTTAATGGTCCTCCATAAATATAACCATCCTTTTGTTGGGTACATACTTGAGTTGCTTTGCCATAAGTTTCTGCTTGATTTAAATCATTTGTCAGAAAACATTGAGCCAATCCTGTAGAAGAATCCAGATTTTGAAGACTGTAATAATTATAACTGGCATCAATAGCGGACTGTAAACAGGTTGAATTATTATATATTTGTGCACCACTATTTACCGCTTTCATGAGAGGAGTCCTTACATCATCTTGATAACAACCTAAATAGTCACTGGAAGCGTCGCTGGCAACTTGATTCACTAAAATATTGGAATCTTCATTTCCACACATTTGTCCTTTTTGCATCGGAGTTCCACTCATTAAAGGTGGACTAGTAGGAATGGTGGTTCCAGGAAAGGTATAGGAAGGGTCCCATGGAATATTGACATTAACTGGTTCGCTTGATGGACAATTATTTTTACCAGCAAGATTATCAAACGTGTTTTTGTCTGGATATAATTTCACAACCCCTTTTTCCGTAACATAGGCGATTTGACCAGTAGAAAAAAGAATATTTTGTTTCAAATAAGGATTGGATGGATTTATTTGTTGTACCACTTTTTGGGCTCGTGAATTTGTTTCTCGTTTTACATTTTGATATTCAACAAGTAAATTATTGTATTGATTCACAAGGAGTTCATTTTCATTGGTGTTTGCGTTTGCGTTCATATTTGAATTTGTATTCATGTCTCCAAAACCTTCGGTAATAAATCTTTGCTTTTTTTTCACTTCTTTTTTGATTTTTTTTTGAAGTTTCTTAAATTCTTGACCTTGATGTAATGTAGGTGTGGGAGCAGAATTCGTAAAATGATGATGACGATATGCTTCGGAACTTTTCATCCCTCTCTTTTGTAGTGGAGTAGGTTCCTTAAAGTAAGTATAAACATCTTTTTTAGGTAAATATTCTTGGTTCTCCATGTTTTGATTTTTTTGATTTTTTTTATTTTGGTTATTTTTATTTTCGTCGTTTTCACCAAAAATGAATTGAAACATTTATTTGCTATACTTTATATGTTTAAAAAAAGTATAACCAAAAGTATTTTTATTCCATGAAATAGTAGTTCCTAAACCTACCGATAAGTTAGTTTTACATAGGATGTTCTTTCAGGTAAATAAATTGAAAAAAGGTAGGTCACGAATAGAACATTTTTTTAATGTTTTTGATAGATGCACCTCCAAACATAAAATTATTTCTCTCGGCGTCCGAACTAGTTACTGAAAACAATAAATAACGAAACAATAAATAAATTAAAAAAAGGAGAATTAGAAAAAGGAAAAAATAAACATAATAGTAATGAGTTACGGAAAGAGTTGTCTCATTAATTTCATTGGTTAACGATTGATTTTCGGCCAACTTTTCATCAATCATTTTTTTATCTTTCAATAATTGTTGATAATTTTTATCTAGAATTTGAGAAGAAACTTGTGATTCCGTTTCATTATTTGTTAAAGGTAATTGTTTTGATAATTGAAGAATTTCCATATTTACCATGGTCATTTTATCATTTAAACCTTTCAATACCAATACATATTGCATTGATTCAGGAACAATCGCAATTTGATTTGGGGTTGGACCTAGACTTCCATTCTGTCCGGAACTTGCCCAACAGTATTTATTTTTTGTATCAAAAGTGGCACCTGAACAAGAAGAATTTGCAATACATACATTTAAACAAGCAGAAGCATCGGTGACCGGTCCTCCAGATAATGGTTGAGACCCCCAAACTGCATGGTCCTTAATAAATATCCACTTATTTGAACCGTCGGCAACAGATAAAGAATATAAATAACTTTGATTTACTTGTTGGTATTCGGTTAAAAGTAAATTGTATTCTTGAATCAGTGACTCTAATTTTAAAATGGAGGATTCATTTGTTGTATTTGTTGTTGTTGTATTTGTTGTTGTTGTATTTGTATTCATTTAATATATAAGAATATTTTCATTTTTGTCGCTTCCAAAGAACAAATAAACAACTACCTGTAAATAATCCTAAATATAAAAAATACTTTTCATAATTGGTTTCTTGAGAGAAAAAAGGAGTGAAAGAAAACTTTTCTGATAGACGAATTGGTAGGAGACCATTGAAATTTGTATATTTTGTAATCATACGTTGAATACTCTCTTCGTTGCTTTTTTTAATGTAATCTGTCAATTCTTTGCTCATGAAATCTGGTTTTTTTTCATAAGAACAGTATGAAAAGGGTGTTGGCATTGGTTTCTTTATACGATTTACATATTTTAAAAAAGATATGATTTCCATTTATGAAATGAAAGAATAAATAAAAAAAGGATATTTTACTAAATATCTTTTTTTTTGATTTTCTTATACCCGAGTATTATTATATCTGGCAATGGTTCGGTCACTAAAGATTTGGATCGTTACATAGAGAGAAAATAAAACCCCAATCAATAAATGAAGATTCGTGAAATAATCACGATTATACATATCATTGAATTCATAGACCATTTCAATGGAACCGTGCTGTTTTGAATTGATTTGATTGTAGTTCTTTGTTAAAGATTGGTTTTCTTTTTTGACTTCTTTAATTTTCTCATTCTCTTGCATTAAATATTGGTCTAAAATCTGAATGTTTTTTACAAGTGCATTTTTAATAGAAAAAAGTTGTGAATTTAAGGATTCCATATTCGAAGTCGCTGTTAAAAAGATTCGTTCATATTCATCATTGGTTGGATTCATTTCATAATTCACATAGGATTTTTGAAATTGTTCTAAAATCGGGTCTAATTGATCATTCAATTGTTCCAAAGTACTTTGATACGTTCTCAGTGAATATAATTTTTCTGTTAAAATATTATTTTTATTTGGGGTTGTATTCATATTTGTTATCTATTATAATTGTATTTTATTATATTTTTTGTATTTTATTATATTTTTTGTATTTTATTATATTTTTTGTATTTTATTATATGTATAATATATTACAAAAATACAAAACTATATACATATGCATAATAATGAATATTTAAGAGCGTTTGTCATTGGTTCCTCTTTTTTTGTATTTGCACCTTTCTTTTTTGCCGTATCGCGTTTCGACCCAAAAAAAACGAATTTCGATTATGTTTCTTATACTCTTCTGGCACCCATCGGTTTAGGGTTTATGAATGTGATTTCTTTAATCATTGCAAAACTATTTCATCTTTCAAAAAGAATGAGATATTTGGTAATAAGTATATTGGCACCGACTTATGTAACCTGTATGATATTATTTTTTAAATTATATAATTATACAAAGAAAGAATGGTTCAATCATATTTGGAAATTATATCTATTTTATTTTATCGTGGTGAATGTTAATTTATATTTATTGGATAAATATGTGTAAAATGTCCAATTCGACTTTAACGTTTATGCCAATACACCGAACAATCTTCGTCACTACAGATTTTATGTGAATCGTTCGTATATTTGTCCCAATAGGGAACCGCATCCGGATCATTTTCTCCAATCATATGTTTATGTTCATCAATCTGTGATATCCCTAATACACCGGTATTCACATATATTTCTTTCACATAATCACGTAATTCTGGATTCGTCAAATTTCCATATCTTAATAAATGCGTATCAGGTAATATAAAATCCTTCGACCATCGTGTGGAACAAGCAACGGAAATCTCTGTTTTATTATAGACGGAGTGAAACCAAGACATTGGATTATACAATACATCTCTTTCTTGTAATTCTACCTCATATCTTTCCGCATACTTAATTAATGGAAATTTATCTAACAAAGTATCTGTATCCATATTCAAGAAACGTGATTGCGAAGCCATATAAATACCCTTCTTTTGAAAATGGGGATATAATAGGGCTAATTGATTCGGATTAAAAAATGTCCATTTTTTCTCTCCTTGTATCATTAAATAAAAATTATTTGTATATGCGGCATGTAAAGCAGTACCAGTTCCTTTAACCACCCCTAAAAACAATTGTTTACTATCATTTTTCATATAACCGCCGATAATTTCTTGAATCCGAATCATGTCCGAATCTGGTAACAAGTTTTCATAATGATAAAATAAATTGGTAGAATTTGTAAGATAACATTTATTTTCAGTAATGTTTTTGAGTTCCGTAAAGATATTATCTGAACACGTTTCTTCTGGACTAGGACTCATATATACTTTCTGGTTTCCGGCAATTTTCATAAGATGGTTAAATCTCATGGTGGTAAAACATTTCAAATCAAGTCCGCGAATGACAAATGGATAATCATTTTTCATATATTTCATTACCTTTTCTTTGAAGTTTGGTGTATTTACATAAATCACTTCGATTTTTGTAGGGGAATGACACATCTCTCTGTTTTTTCGTAACCATTCTAAATTTCGGTCACATATTTTGATAACTTCTTCCTGATTCAACGTATTATTTCCACTTGAGATACGTGGAAAAATGGCCTTATTAAATTCCGCATAATATTCTAGAGGTAGGATGGGGGTAAATCCGGTTGTCATCGGGGAACAATATTGTGGTACTAATTGCCAAGATAGGCCAAATAATGAGTAAATATCATAGATGAGAAAGATTGTATTTATTTTTAGGATTCTTACAAACATATACGAGTTTGATTGGTAAAAAAAAAGAATCATAAGGATGACAAACATGATGATTGGTATCAAAATATTATATAGATTCATTTTTGTTTTCATTTTTATTTATTTTATTAATTTTGTTTATGATGAATATATATTATTATATACAAGTAAAATAAAATATATTATGGAAATCTTCTTCTAAATGGCTACATTCACACACCAACGATAATAAGGCGCTTCAATCGCCGTTTTACTTGGTCGCATAATTTTACATACTTGGTCAGGTCGTAAACAAATGGCCTGTGAAACTGGGTCAAAACGCGAAATTTCAGGTAATAGATTTTTATTCGTGATATTATATTTATTCAACATCTCATCGATTTCCAAAGAATTCATCTTTGTATGTTTGGGTACAAAACTATGTTTTAAAATATTGAATTGTAATCTTTTGATACTTTGAACCACGATAAAGATTTGTTCGGTTTCCCAAAGATGCATAATTTCATTCATTAACGTATCATTCATATCATCTTTTATAATAATCATCAAGGTATCTTCTTTTTGAAGAATTTCTTCTACGTGATAAAGGTCTTCAATCATTTCATGAATATTGTTTGGACGAATGACTTTACCAAAATAAAAACGGATATAAATCTTGTTTTTTCTTTTGGTCATTGCGTCTTCTTCCTTTTTTTCTAAAAGAAGGTCCAATTGTTTATTTTGATACATGGCGCTTAATTCATTGTAACTAAATTCGGAATAATCCTCGACATTGTATCCTTGTTCTTCCATTAATTCGAGCAAAATTTTTCTTGCAGTATAAATGGAATTCATAAAAGTACTATTACTTGCGTTTGGATTGGTTGCATTGGACATATTTTTGATTGATTTTATATAATAATAAGATAACTTTATATATTTATATTGATTCATAATTCAATTTTCTAGCTAGTTATCCACTTTTTTACAACGAAGTAAGAAAAAAGTGGAGCAAAAATCTAAGTTAGTTTTTGGTTGATTTGTTATAGAAAAAAAAGAAAGAATCAACCCGAAACCAAAGATTCTTTCAAAGGTATAACAAATAATTTATATTTATATTTATATTTATATTTTTTATTTTTATAAGATAAAATACGATACGATAAATAGGATATGATAAAATACGATACGATAAAATACGATATGATAAAATACGATATGATAAAATAGCAATACAATATGATTTATACTTGTGGTTCATCATCATCTTCATCTGCTATCTCCGCCTGAGTAGAGCGTAGTCCAAATTCAAACGGCACAACCACTGGCTTATCTAATTTTTTTTTCAACACAATAATATCACGATATAATTCATAACAATACTGAGAACGGCCATACTCATGGAATAAGATGAACAAATATTGGACAAACGTTTTTAATTTTTTTAAAGAAGGAATGCACCATCTTTTTTCTTCGATAATAAATTTATCTTTATAGAGTGCTTTCCAAATGGAACTTAGTTTCATTTTTAGATTTTGATGAGTGATGGAAGGATAGTATTTTTTATAGATCATGTAAATATATTTATTCAGTAAATAAGCATTCAAAGAATGAAATAATTTTAGTGGCTCATATTTGTGCACTAAAAGAACTGCTTTGGTTTCATACGTAAAATAGGATTGAATTTCACGTAACATATCATCGGGAAGCAAAGCAACGCGTTTCAAGAATTTTTTCCACTTTTCATCTTTGGCATCGACCTTTTTTCTTTTGTTTTCTTCCATTTTATTCTCAAAGATTTCTACGTCCATGACGGTAGTCAGCGTTTCGTGTTCGAATTTTTGTTTGGCCTCTTCCAGAACTGCACATTCAGCAATAACTTCTCTCTTTAAACTATACATTTCGGTCTGATAACGGTTCATTTTGTTTTGATATTCTTGAAGTTGAATCTTGATATCAAAGACATTCCCGGTAAACGTAACTGGTTCGGTCTTCATTTTTTGAACCTTGACTTCAAGGTGTTTGCCCCTATTTTTATTATTTAAAATGATTTTACGTTTGTCGGTGGATTCCGCTACGTGGTCATTGAACTTTTGATTGATTTTTGCTTTTTCATTTTCAATTTGCATAAATTTCTTGAAATCGCGTTTGTTCAACAATTTTTGATTTTCTTCAATCACTTGGTTGCTGGATAATTGTAAGACGTTGCGTAACATTTTAACTTAAGGGTAGGTTTAGGATTAGGATTTTAAAAACTTGATTCACTTTTATTTTATAAGATGCTTCTTCCAAGAATTTTGAAAAAGCATTTCAATTTTTTATCCACTTTTCCACTTTTTTACAACGAAGTAAGAAAAAGTGGCGCAAATCCACTTTTTAGAAAAAAGTGGAGCAAAAATCCCTTGATTTCCACTTTTTTATCCACTTCCACTTTTGTATCCACTTCCACTTTTTTACAACGAAGTAAGAAAAAGTGGCGCAAAAATCTCTTGATTATTATTTGAGACACTATTTTTTATAAGGAAGTAAGAAAAAAGTAAAAAGTAAAAAGGGTAAAGATATAAATAATTTTTACACCTTTTCTCATTTAAAACGCCCATTTTATTCGGCAAAAAATAAGAAAAAAGTGTAAAATCAATAGTAGGAATTTCACCTACGATGGTCTTACTTTTTCATCTTCTTTGTTTTTACTTGAA